ACATAATTCACTTTTCATAATTAAAAATATGATTAATTTTAGTAATAATCTCGGGATCACTATACTCTAAATTTAGGATCACCTAAAATTATGATTTCATAACTACATTTACTATTTCTATGTTTTTTAAAAAGTTCAAACAGTAATTGTTTTAACATAAATACATTTTAAGTTTATTCAATAGCTCTGGGTCAGAGTATTGAATTCTGGTAACGAATACATCACATTCTAATTTGTTCCAAACATAAATTATTTGTTTTTCATCTACGAAATGAGCATCATATGATTTTGAGATTAAAGTATTATATTTAAACTCTACTTCCGGAAATTGTGATAGGATTGCTTCTTTAATCATAGATTGTACAATTCCTCTTCAGTGATCTTTTTAATTCCTAATTTATCTGCTTTAGCATTTTTACTTGACCCAGAGTTTGGATCATTGGTAACCAAATACTTAACATTTTTTGTAATTGTATCTGCAAATGATCCACCATTTTTAATAATCCAATTTTCGATATCTTTACGTGGCTTAGATAGTGTTCCTGTTATACAAACAGTTATACCATTTAATTTGCCACTTGAGCTACTTGATGTATTTAAAGATTTGTTTTCTATGGTAAGTATGCTTGCTAACTTTTTAATAAGATCTTTCTTTTGTTGTAATCCAGTAAAAATTTTCTGAGAGTTTTCTGAGATACCAGGCATTTTAAATTGTTCTTCTTTGGCTTTTAGAATGTCTTCGAGACTATTAAAAGTATCGGCTAATTTTTCTGAATTTGTATCTCCAAGCGAGTCTATATTTAGACCCGCAAGTAGTGTTTTGAGTTTTATTTTCTTGGTTTGCTGAACGGCCTTATACACTTTGTCACCGATCTTCTTAGAACCTTTTGCTGCATCAATGAAAAGCTTGGGACCACTAGTGTATAGGTCGGAAATGTCTTTAATGTTTCTGGAGAGTATTTGAATCATTGAATCTCCGATTCCTTTAATATCGTTCTTTTCAACCCATTTAGTAATTGCACCAACTAATTCGCCTATACAATTAGCATTTCGGCATTCTAAATAAGCACCATTTTTTACTAGTTTTGCTAGACATTCTGGACAATTAGTTGGAAATATGATTATTCGTGAAGTCGCACTAGAAGAAATGACTTGTTGAATTTGTGGAATAATATCACCGGCTTTCGCAATTAAAACCGTATCACCAATTTTAAGATTCATTTGGTTAATCCAGTCTTGCCCGTGTAACGATGTGCGAGTTACTGTACTTCCATCAACTAATACTGGTTTGACTATACCTACAGGAGCAATTCGACCAGATGAGCCTCGGTGGAATTCGACAGATAGTAGTTGTGTTTCTACACCGACAGATTGAAATTTTATAGCGATACTTCCCTTTGGTCTGTTGTCTGTGGAACCTAGCTCATCATGTTGTTTAATACTATTAACTCTGCAAACTAATCCATCAATACCATATTCTAGTGATTTACGCTTTGTTTCTTCGTATACTTTAAAAGCTTTCCATACTTGTTCAGATGTCAAGTTTCCAATAGATTTAACAGTTTGTAGACCTAAGCTATTTATGAATTTAATCTTATCAGTCCACTTATCAAACTTAGGACCCATGATATCAAAATACTTAACTTGAATATACTTTTTTAAACTATGATTGCCAGAGTCTCGGAGCTTGGCTACCGCATTTCTACTATTTTGAATATTAAGAGGAACAAAATGTTTCTTAAAATCATCAAATAAGATCGTGGCTTCGCCTCTTAGGGTGCCAGTAAATCCTTCTATCCTTTGTGGAACTCCGGTGACATAAGGGGCGTTTGAAGTAATCAAATCACCAATCTTTCCATCGCCTCTTGTTGAAAAAGTTTTAAGTTCTCCTTTTTCATACTCTGCAATAACTGACCATCCGTCGAGTTTTTCGAGAATAATGAAATCAGATCCTTTATCTTGCGCCCATTTTAAAAAGTCTTGCTCATTATTGACTTTCGCGAGACTTCCCATCACTTCTTTATGTTCGTGTTTTGCCCATCCATCAACAGGAGCACCAACCTTAGCTAAGAATGGATTAGCAGGGTCTTTTTCTCGCAATTCTGTAATGACTTTATCATAAAGTTTATCAAAAACATCATCTGTTACTGATGGAGTACCATCGTAGTAGGATTTAGACCATGTAGTTAATTGTTCTATTTCTTTTTCTAACATTTAGTCCTCAATAAAAATAAATAATTTTTTAAATAGTTCTGAATATTTCAGATCAGTGTCATGATTCATCTTTTTAGATGATGAGTATCCACATATGCTATCATCACCAAATATAAAGCGTCCGACAAATCTACCTAGTGTTGCTCTGATAATAAGAACCGTTTCTGAACCAAATTTTTGTTTTTCGAAGCTAAATCTTTTATACCTTTGTTTAAGTTGTTCTATTATTGTTTGCTCCACTAGCATTTAAAAAATTCTGGTTCCTCTTTCATTCGTTTGATTAAACCGGTAATTTTTTTAAAAATCTCAGGATCGTTATATAAAATCTCATCATAGATATGTGCTTCGTAAAAATTATCGTAATTGTAGAATGAAATAGAGTTTGGCTGATATGCTATAATTACCCAATCGCCTATAACATCTTCCAAATTGATATGAATATATCTAATTGTTGGATAACTATCATTAATATCATATTTGGTTAAATTATATTTATATAATTCGTCAAACAAATACTTATTTATAATCTCTTGAACTAAATCTAGTTTCATTTATTTTTAGATGCTGCCCATTCATTTATTGTTTGTTGGACCCATTTTTCTGCGTCTGATTGTTCGATCATTCTATATGCAGGATTATTAGCTAATACATCTCCGTAATATTTAACATCGACTTTAATGCCAGCATCAAGAAGCGCAAATATTTGTATACGGTATCCACCTAATTCTTCTGATCTTCTAAAACGAAAATCATCATTATATCTTTTATTCCAGGTATTAAGACCTACTTCTTGCTGTCTTAAAGCGTGATACTGTTCGTGTAATAAGAGTGCATTAAAATCAGCGGAACCTGGTGGAACATTTTTTAAAAATTCAGATAGATTATTAGTGAAACATTGTGTTCCTAAAGTTGATAGATCTGTTGTAATATTGTATTTAGATGTTTCTACTATCTCGGTGAGGGGTCTATATTTTTTATCTAATTTATAAGTTGTAGTTGTACAACCAATGAGCAATAGAAAACTTAATAACATTCTTTTCATTTTAATCTCCGTTTAGTGGGCATCTTCCCATGATTTTTCTGAGGATTTAACTGAGAAAATGATGGGTGCTTTAAGCTTCGCTACGTTTTCTACTATACTTTTAACAGTTACTTTCGCCTCTTCTAATATTGCTGCTGGACACTCCCACATTAATTCATCATGAACTTGAATAATATATTTAAACCTAGACCAAAGCTTTCTCTCTTCTGGTGTTCCATTTCTAATCTTATTTTGAGTAAAATCAAATATTTTAATCATACCCAGTTTAAGAATATCTTGTGCGGTCCCAGATACTAAGAATTGAATACCTTGCGTAACAGCTTTAAATTCATTAAATTTCTTTTCAACGTCTAATCTGCGTCTACGCCCTAATATATTTGTAGCTATCCAATTATCTTTCTTTAATTGTTCTTCTACGGAGTAGTGCCAATTCTTAATTTGGGGATAGGCATTATGCCAGTTTTGAATAATCTCGCGAGCATAGTCTTCTTGTGGATTACCATCTTTATCATAAAGATCTGCGTATGTAACGAACTTGGTTGCACCTAATCTATATAATAAGCCAAAATTACAGTCTACTATACAGCATGAATTAACTATCATATTTTGTCTTATTGGTTCATATAAATCAAAGACTTCTGCTGATCCGGCGTCAGTAATACTCTTAACTTTAACTGTCCATATATTTTTATCTGTAAAATATCTAATTTCTTGAGGTAAGTCTTCTAATAATAATTCTATTCGTTGATCATTAAATCTTACTGGATTTTTAGATCTTCTAATTACCTCACGTAATTTATCTTTTTTCTTTCCTGTAATTTTATCGTAAATAGGTTCTAATAAACACTCAACACCCTCTAAATATCTATTTCCTATCTCTTTAACATTATTTGTAGTTATATCAATTAAACTTTGAGTTTTTCTTTTACCAAAGAATCCTATTAAATTTTTAAATAGAAGTTTATCTTTTTGTCTTTTAATTGTGTATGTCCAATAGTCACCATAATTTTTATTATTATATGTTCCTGTACGATTTTCTTTACCTATATATCCCACTATTCCTACATTAAATAATTCATTTTGAATTTGTCTAATTAACTTTTCAGATTTGCTTGTCACAGAAATAGATTTATCTTTAATTTTTATAGTTCCATCACCCTCAAAATAAGCCTTAAGAAATTCTTTTTTAATATTCCAGGGGGCTGTTCTAATACAATGCGGTATTTCTTTTCCATCAGATAATTTTGCCATTCCACCAAGATTTATAAGATAGTGAACTAATTTTTTAGATGAAACACTTATTCTTACAACATCCTCATAATCTAATCTCAAAGGATTTCTTCCATAAACATGTTTTAAACAATTGTATACATCATCAACCATATCAAGATCTTGTTTTCCGAAGCCAAAATCAAGATTATATTTAGATGTTTCAGAATTATTGATAACATGACCTTCAGATACTATATATCCAAATAATCTTGCAGTTTTATCATCTAAAATTGTTGGTAATGGGGCGTCATTATATGAAGTTGTAGATTCTAATACAACAGTTTCAATATTCATATTAGTTCCATGAATATTTTGACCAATCATCAACATTACATTATCATTTATTTTAAGATCTTTAATTTCTTTTTTAACTATCTTTCCACCACTAATTGTCAAGAATTCATGATCTGGTGTTCCAGTAATCGAAATACCATAATCCATTTCAACTCTTGAAACAGTTTGTATACCACCATTGTAAGTTGAGTCAGTTTCTAATAATTCTCCATTATCAGACATTATTTTAAACTTCTTAGCAGTTCTTCCGGGATCTGTAACCAATTCTGACATGGTTTGGAAACCATCAGCAGTTAATACTAAAGAACTTCCTATGACACAGTTTTTTGCAAGGGGGTTACGCGGAACTTTAACATCTTCAGCGGTTCGTTGATGTAAATCCATATGTCTACAACGTGCTAAATATTCTAATTTAGTTGAACCACAGGATAGACACTTTTTATCTAAAGGATTGATAATTCCAGACCATTTACAGTTCTTTTCTTTACACTCATGACCATATTGGAAATTATCACATTTAGTAGGACATATAACGCCTGCTTGATACACTTCAAGCATATTCTTTTCATTTGCTAAAGAAGCCGCGACTCTTAACTCTACTTGTGATAAGTCAGCATTAAGAAGATGAATATCAGAATCTTTCTGATCTCTAGTTCGTGCTACGAATGCTTTTCTAATCATATTCTTCTCACGTGGCATGTTTTGCATATTAACTGGTTTCGAAGAATTATGATGTATTATATTATTCGCGCTATAACTATGATCATCCTCTACTTCTAAATCATAGATAGGTTTTTCACCAATTGGAATGATTGATTGTATTTCTGTATACTTAGTTTTATCGTTCATCGTCTACCTCTAATATTTGATCTCCGGGCTTCAAATCTGCTAAAGCTTTTGGCCCGTTTTGAGTAAAAAATCTATGTTCTTTTGTACATTTGATTTTTTTACCATTAACAAGCGTAACTTCGAACATCGTAGCATCGCCTTTATAATATCTTGATATAATACGTTTCATATTACCTTTATGTGTTAATACTTTATGAAAACTTACTTCTTCTTCTGGAATATCTACTATATTCAAATCACCGTGATTAGTATTTATCATGCTGTCTTCAGCAATACAACTTAAACGTCCAATTACGGTTCCAGTTTGTGAGAATCCAGCGCGAACTCTTCCATCTTCTTGTGCAATCTTAATCAATTTCTGACAGAATGAACGATCAATAACTTCCAAAGACCTATATTTTAGAAGTTTATTAACTAGCTTATCTTTACGACCAAAATGCGCAATAACTTTCTCCGCTGTAGAATACGAGCCATCTGCTCCTTCCTCTAATCCATCAGTTGGAAGACCTAAACCACCATCTTCCGGGCTATTATATAGGAAATCTGATACTTGAGTAGGAGATCGAAGATTAGGTGCCCAACCAGCTGTATTTACTATTTCTTTAAATATTTCAGCTTTTTCGTTCTCTAATCTTTCAGACAATTCAATTAAATGGTCATAGTCTAGAAGAATACCAGTAGTTTCAATCTGAGTAATAATATCGCGAAGTGGCATTTCAATATTCCAGTAGATTTTTTCTAGTTTACCGGCTGGATCTTGTCGTTTCATCTCTTCTAAGGCGTATTGGTGTAAGCGATAAGTCCAAACACAGTCTGATGCCGCATAAGAACCTAAAGGCTCTTGGCACATGAATGAGAACATACCTTGACGTTGTGAGGCTTCCTCATACGTTGTCATAATATGACCAAACACTTCTTGTACTCTAACCTTTAAACCGTAACGTCGCCTGCGTTCATCTGAGAGATAATCAGCAAGCATTGAATCGCCTTTTGGTTTAGCAACATGTATTGGCTTTTCTGTTCCCGGATTTTCAATCAACCATGCGTCGTCGAATTTTCCGTTAGCGGATATTTTAAGAATATCTTTACTCTCAAATATCGGTCTTAGCCTTTCCATTGTTTCAGCATGAGGCATTGCCGGTCTTAATGAAGTAGGAACACCATCAACATATTTAACGAAACTATTCTCAGTAAATGGATACCATGCATGAATAGGTGTTTTGTTATTTTTAACTGCTGGAACATAGAATGCAACGCCTTCAATTCTTCCGTGTTGCCAGCTCAAAGATGTAGTCTCTAAGTCATAAACTATTGTACCGGCAGCATTTGCAGCAATAAATAAATCTTCTGGCGAAATCTCAGCCGTGCCAATAACTATTTCTTTATTTTTACACGCCTTACACGGACAATTAGCATTTGTTAGTTTTGGTTCTTCTGTGGTTGTTGATTTTTTAGGTCTTCCCATATAATCTCACTTTCAACTTTTAGGAGGATTCAATCTCCAATCTATTCCTTTAATATTAATATCTTTATATCTACTACCCAATATTGAAACTATACTTCCTATTCTTTCACACGTCTTAACAGGACTATCATTCGAAGTAATAATTGTAGGTAGCCTATTATTATTTCTTAATTTAACTATCGTTTCTATCCACGAGGTAGACCACGAGGCACAATTTTCAGCGCCCAGATCATCTAGTAAAAGAAAATGTGTGTTAAGAATTGGATCTTTTAACTTTACCGCTTCTTTATTATTGTAACCGAAAATATCAGGTAGCTCTAGTGCGGCAACAAACATTGCTCTAGCGCCTCTTCTCATCGCTTCTTTTAGGATTGCTACGCCTGCTCCAGTTTTTCCAGAACCGTAATTGCCATAAAGATACAGACCGCGACCTTCTTTATCATTGGAAGGTAATGAGGCAATATATGCTGATAGCACCTGTTTATAGTTATTATCAGGTATTTTATGAATCTCACATTCCCAATAATCTCGTGGTATTCGGGATGCGATTAGCAAATCTTTAGTTATTTTTATTTTAGGTGTTTGTGACAAGTCATCTCGAAAAAACTCAGCCATTTTGTGATCGTTCCCTTGCAATATCAGCTAAACTTTTCTCTTCTTTCTTTTGAAGATATCGTTCGGCATATTTACTAATTCTTGAACTTGAGACTGTTAACCCTTTACCTTGAGCGGAGAAAAGAGCATAACGATAATGATATAACTGATCTAACCAAGGAAAATTAAGAGTCGCACACGGAGGATAAAAATCTTTTGGATTAGATTTGATCACATCAAAATCCCATACTAATATTCGGATCATCTCCCTAACCGCTGAAGGTCCAAACTCATCTATCATCATATTTAGAATCTTTGAGTGTTTGCCTGTTAAACTCTGCGGTAGTTTTGTGTCGGGGTATTTAGATAATACTTCGTCTCTCATTAATCTCGCAATGTCGATTGCTGAATTCGGTAGAATAACTAAATCTTTTGTATCTTTTTTCTCTAAAACTGCATTATCAAACAAAGGTGCTCTCCTAGTAACTTTACGAATTTTCTTTGATTTTTTGATATCTTTATCGCTCATAATCCAATTCTTCCTTCTAACTCCGTAGCATCACTAGATTTATTGACATAGCTATTTACTAAAATAGTATTATCCTATATAATAGTTTAAAAGGTGTATAAATGAAATGTTCACAGTTCGAAATATTACTAAATAAATATAATTGGGATTATGTTGAAGGTGTTTTAGATAATAAACAAAGTGATAAATTAGATTTACACATTAAAAATTGTATTAATTGTTTTGAACACTATAAAGATTTTCTAACAGTATTGACGGAAGAAGATCCGAAAAGAATGGAAATCATCTATAAAGATATTTTGAATGTTAGAAGGGCGGAACTAAAATATCTTGCAGAAAGTGAACATGTAGATTTAGACCTCGGTAGCATCAAAACACCAAAAGATTATTTTCGTGCTAAATTAGGTATGTTAATGGGTGATGGTGCGAATGCTTTTTATGCATTCTGGGATAATGCAACAGACGACGAGATAGGAAATTTTCTAATGGATGTCACAAGATCTGAAGAAAGTTCTGATGATAAAAATGAAGATCAATAATAAAACATGTCCTGTGTTAGTCGATACTCCAAGAGGTTGGGAACGCTGTACTTACCATACCTGCAATGACGATTTTTGTCCTATTCATAGAGATGTGACGGGCGCGCGCAAGCTGTACGAAAAAACAGGAAGATTGACATTCGAATTTGACTTGCTAGTAAATTCTCATAAAAACGAGATTGGAGAGGGGAGAAAGAGGGGTGAGGTTGATATTCTTCCGATTAGATTATATAAGGCATATAAAGCTTGTAAAAGTATAATTGTTAATGCGGTTAATCCTCCTAAAGTTACAATGTTCAATAGTAAATAATATATAACTGATGCTAGAATCCTAGTGAAAATCTTCCGCCAAAGGAAGAGTAAATATGATCCCAAGAGTATTCGAAGCCGGATTAGATGCGTATCCTAGTGGCCCTAGTAAACTCCTATTAAAATCAGGACCGGGTTGTGGCAAAACTACGACTGTAGTTAAAGATTTCATACTACCAGCACTTAAATTAGGAATAGAACCCAAAAGTATATTAAGTTGTAGCTTTACAAGAGCCGCTGCTGGTGAGCTTAGAGATAGAGTCAGTAAATATTCTGGTATTGATACGAAACATTTATATATGACCTGTAGTACATTACATGCCGAAGCTCTTAGATTATATCGATCTACCGGTGCCAAAATAAAAGTTATTGGGGACGATACAGAAGAGAATGAAGATGGAGAATTAGTAGAAGGTCCTGCTAGTAGATTTAATGAAGAATTCTTTGGCGGAATGGATTCTGATGAGAAAGGCATTTATAAAAAAGCACTTAGTCTCTGGGAGTATAGTAGAAACGTATGTGTATTCAACTATATGGGGCCTGAATTCTCTGTGCTATTTGCTAATTTAAAATGTAATAAAAGTATAACTGAGTTCCAAGATGCTATAAAACGATATGAAGAACATAAAAAGAATAATGGTTTAATTGATTTTACAGATATGTTATATTATGCCTGTAAAATAACTCCTCCTAATAGGGAATTAGTTATAGTAGATGAGGCACAAGATTGTTCATCTCTTCAATGGAAATTATTAGAAAATTGGTTTACAACAGCAAAACGAGTAATGATTGTAGGAGATTTCGACCAAACAATTCATGAGTGGTGTGGATCTGATCCTAAAAAAATGGATGATCTTATAAAGAAGAATTTTACTCTACTTCGTTTAGGTAAATCATATAGAGTTCCAAAAAGAGTTCACGCTTTGGCCCGTAAAGTAATTCTTAAAAATACAGACAGAATTGATATGCCATATGAACCTAAATTTGAAGATGGTTTTGTAGCTAAAACTACAATTGATACTGCAATTGATGAGCTACGTAAAATCTATAATGCAGGTAAAGAAGCGTTTGTTTTAGCCAGAACAAGAGGAATATTAGATGAGAACTGGATTCACGCACTTAATAGCTCAGGAATTCCCTACATAAATGAAAGAGGATTTAGTCCCTATAATGCACCCAATCTAATTAAAGCGGCAAAATCGGTAATGGCTATTAGAGAAGATCGTCATGTAATGGGAGGAGATCTCTCTAAATTAATAGATAAATTACCTGGAAGAGATGTGCGTTTCTTTAAAAAAGGTGTTACTAAAAAGTCAGTTACAGGTTGGTTATTAAGTAATGTAGATACACCTATTAGTAATGTTGATCTTGACAATAGAGGTGTTTTAGTAGATCATATTAAAGCAGCAGATCTAAAAGAGTTATTTACTGAAATGAAATTTGAAGTTCGTGCTGAAATATTAGCAAATTTAATAAAAAATTATGGCGCTAAAATTTTAGATGGAAAGACAAAAATCATTTTAACTAGTGGTCATGGTTCAAAAGGAAGAGAAGCCGATCTAGTTATAGTCGATACGACTATTCCTAAAGCCTGTCATATGAGAGTTTGGCGTGACGCTAATGTTGCAAATGCAGAAAGGAGAGTATTCTATGTTGCTATTACTCGAACAAAGAATACACTACTTTTATACCAAAAATCCAAAAGTGATTATTTAAAATTATCAGGAGTTGATAATGTCTAGTTTTTGTATTGATTTAGATGGGGTTGTAGCTGATTTTCACGGAGCTTTGATTCATAGATTAAACGATGAATACAAAACTAATTTGAAACTTAGTAATTTCACAACTTTTGATTATAGAAAATGTTTAGGAGATGATGTTGCACGATTTGCAGATGAAATTATGCATTCTCCTAATTTTTTTCAAAATCTTAAACCGTACCCAGGTGCTGTAGAAACATGTAGTTTATTAGATGAAATGGGGCATAAATTATATATTTGTACTGCTCCTCCTCGCTTTGAGGATAATAGTATAAATGCTGACACAGCACGCCAGAAAATAGTTTGGGTTCAAAAGCATATGCCTTTTATAGCTGACAGAATTATAATTTCTAGACACAAAGAATTATTTAATGTAGATTACTTAATTGATGATGCATTACATAATGTATCGGCTTTCTGTAAAACAAATGAAAATAGTAAAGCTTTTCTTATTGACAGACCCTGGAATGGTGCTAAATACCTCTCTAAACGTGCTACAAGAACAAATTTGACAGATATTCCAGAATTGGTTGGTGAATTAGTATGACCTTAAAAGAATGGTTTGAGAATAAACAATCAGAAGATATTGAATTTTGGGATGAATTTTTTGATAAGGACCTTCCATCTTTATTAGCTTCAATTGACACTGAAACTTACACGCATCCAATCGATACTTTTGAAAGTGAATTATTAGCCGGTCGTCAAAATAAAGAAACAACCTCTGTTCAGCTTATGTCACTTTATTTATGCTTTGGTGGAACTGAATCAGAAGTTATTTCAAAATTAGAGGATGCTTTTAAACCGAAACCAGTTAAAATTAAGAAACCGAAAGGAAAATCAAAAAAGAAATAGGAGTTTATATGAAAAAATTAGGATTAGGAATTGTATTAATATTCGGACTAACAGGTTGTTCAGCTATTTCAGATAAGGCTATTGAATACGCCGAATCTGCATTAGAAAAACAATTAGATAAGAAGCTAGCTGATCGTGGACTTACAGTAGAAGAAATTAAAAAAGCTGTTAATCCAGAGGGGAAAATTGATTCAGCTACTATGGCAGCAGTAATCAAAAGTGTAACAACAGATGTTGCCTTAATGGAAGGAAAGAAAGCAGTTGATGCAAAAGTCAAGGAACTTTCTACAGATCCAAATAATAATGACAACATTAAAAACATAATTGTTGCTGTATTAACATTAGTTAGCGCGTATCTTGGGAAACAAGTAGTTTCAGCTAAGAACGATGGTGTTCGTGATGCTAGAATAATGGTACTTGAAAAAGCTGTTCAACGTGACATTGACGGTGATGGCGTTATAGGAGAAACTAAAACTTAAATGTTCGTCGCACATATTAAATGGAAATCAGATTCTGATATACACAATACTGTATTACATCTTGAATCAAACGATCAACACAACGCAAAAGAAGAAGTATTTAATCTTTTAGGTATAGGGCAACCTAATCAAGTTCCTTATTACGAATATGAACCAGATATGGTTATTTTATATGAAGTGAAGGATTCCTATAGATTAGATATTGATTCTCAAATCGATATGATAACAAGACAAGAAGCACAAATAGAAGCTGAACGAGAACTTAAATTGGAGGCAGAAGCCTTTGAGCGAGCCAGATCAAAGAAAAAACGGTAAAGAACTAGAAAAGCCTTGCTTGGTATTAAATAAGCAATGGAAACCTATTCACGTTATTACAGTTAAAGATGCGATAGTACTTATTATGAAGGGCAATGCTAATGCAATAGGATTAGATGATTTTGCCCCTTATACATGGGAGAAATGGTTCGATACAGAAAATCCACCAAAATGTAACAATACAATCCCATCAACATCTGGAGATGTTCCTGCTCCAGAAATAATTGTATTAACTAATTATGAAGGCTACTATAGACGTATAGAGCGTTATAGTAATCTTGCTGTCTTTAGAAGAGATTCGTTTACTTGTCAATATTGTGGTAATGCGTTAGATAGAAGACAATCATCTATCGATCATGTTATACCACGTTCTCATATAGACGAGAAGACTGGTAAAAGTAGGGGTATTACATCTTTTCTAAACTGTGTGTGCGCTTGTAAAACATGTAATGTTAAAAAAGCAAACAGAACTCCAGCCGAAAGTGGAATGCCTTTATTAAGACAACCAACTGCTCCTACATATAACGCAATTTCTAGTGTTAGGCCCGAAAACAGGCCAGAAAGTTGGAAAAATTTCCTATGAATAAAAGAATTCATATCATAGCCGGTGGTACTATTAATAAATTTAGCCCACATGCAGCAATAAGTTCACCAGCATATGGTAAGACAGGAAGAATTTTAGAAAAGCTTTGTAAGGAAAGATTTGAACACCTTGATGTTCATCTCCATTTAACAAAGATGGCTAATTCAGGAAATGGTACACTCGAAACTAATGAAGATGTATCAAATTTGATTGATAGGTTAATTAGTGAGGAATCTACAAAGATAATTTTTATGCCTGTTGCTTTGGCAGATTATTCTGTTGAATTGAGTAATGAGACAAAAAATGGCGACAAATTAAATAGTAAACAAGTACCAGATGTCAAATTTATACTCGCGCCTAAATTGATATCTAAAATTCGCAAAACTCGCAAAGACATCTACCTAGTCGGATTTAAAGCCACGTCTGGCCTATCAGAAAAGGAACAATATTGGGCTGGTCTTTCTCTTCTGAAAGGTTCTAGTTGTAATCTTGTTCTTGCTAATGATAATAAATCTCGTGTTAACATGATAGTTACTCCAGAAGAAGCGACTTATCATGTAAGTAATGATCGAGAAGCGACATTAAAAGAACTTGTTGATATAGTATGGCATAGATCCCATCTAACATTTACTCAAAGTTCAATATTAACAGGCGACCCTGTTGACTGGAATTCAGCGGAAATTCCATCTAGTTTACGAGAAGTCGTAAATTACTGTATTAAACGAGGGGTATATAAACCCTTTAATGGCGCAACTGCTGGGCATTTTGCTGCTAAAATAAGTAATAACACTTTTCTTACGTCAATTAGAAAAACAAATTTTAATGATCTTCCAAGGCTAGGATTAGTTAAGGTTGTTACAGATGGTCCAGATGCTGTATTAGCGTACGGAGCTAAACCATCTGTTGGTGGACAATCTCAAAGAATAGTATTCAACGATCATCCTGGAATGGATTGTATAGTTCATTTTCATTGCCCTAAAAAATTAGGGTCTAAAGTTAATACTGTTCAGCAAAGAACTTATGAATGTGGAAGTCATGCATGTGGAAAAAATACTTCTGATAACCTAGATACATATGGAAACCTTAAGTGTATCTATCTAGATCAACATGGTCCTAATATTGTTTTTAATCATACAATAAATCCAAAAGAAGTTATTGATTTCATAGAACAAAATTTTGATCTTGATTTAAAAACTGGTGGTCCTGTTTACTAATGCTTTTAAAACGTTTTGATAAAGCCTTTGAAGCTATTCCTAAAGAATTCAAACATGAAGCTTTTAACAAATGGTACCGTAGATTTTCAATGGGAATAGATAGAACGTACCAAGCTACAACTAGGCTGCTTAATATAGAAATTGCTAATCTAGCAAAAATTTCTCCAGAAAACTCTTATGATGATATGATTTTTAATACTTTTGCAGCTAAAGAACTTAATGTTCTTCCTTTCCTAATGAGAATAGGATTGCTAAAAGCTGGAGAAAATATTCTTTATTTTGAAGATAATAATGGGACAGAGGCAAGAATTGACACTGATCTTACTATGTGTGAAAGTTCAATATTAGAATACAATAGACTATTTGAACTCACTTGATATAATATTATTAAGGCTACAGAGGTGATTTATGCACAAAATTTTTGGTTTACTATTGGTGTTCGGTTTATCAGGTTGCTCACTCAATTCAGTTAAAGAAGAAAACCGTAACACACTTTCAATGAATAAATGTTGTGGATGTGAAAATATGACTAAATGTCAAACAAAAATCAATCCCGCGACAGGCGAGAAAGAAGTTTGCTGTTCAAAAACATCATGTTCTTGTCCTGATACAAAGAATTTAACTGGAAATTTTCACGCCCCAACTGATACTTGCGGTAACTGCCACTAGTTAAATGTTTAAAAGAACTAAACTGATAGAATCACCTCAGAGTGATGCTACTGATCTCATCACTTCATTTATTCAGTTTATGGGCTGGAATCAGTTACCCTTATGGTTAGATAGTATTGGATTTGAAAATAATCCAGGTAAACAAACAGCAATAGTTCTCCGTGTTAAATCTGGTAAAAAGCCCGGTTTTATACCTAATAGCTTCAAAGGATATAAAGTAAAAGTTAAATGAGTAAACAATAATGGACGAACACTCTCTAACATCTAAAACATTGAAACAAATCTCTGTAGGAAAAACATATAATATAGATCTTACAAAACTAGATGACACTAGTTTAGTTGAATTTCGTCGATTGCTTCGCGATCTCGATGATCGTATGAGAGAAATTAAGTCTAGAAAATGAAAAAAATTTTAATAGTTGGTGGTATTTCAAAAAATATTCCAGAATGGATCTCAAAAAGCTTTGAAATAACACACATACCGCAACAACATAATTTTAAACGACCAATATCCGGCCCGGTGCCGGATTTAGTCGTTTTATTAAAAAGCTGGGTTTCGCATAAACAATGCGCTGATGCGCGTCAATTTGCCATAGACAATGGCATACCATTTATTATTAGCGACGGCGGAATTTCTATGGCACTTTCACGAGCAGCAGAACAGGGAATTACTTGGTTTATAAAAGATGTTGAAAAAGAGACTATTACAGAGGAAGTGGTAGAGCAATTAGATAGTGCATGGGAATCTGCGTATAATCGTGAATATGAGAAAAATATTCATTTAGAAAAAAGACTTAAAGCAGTTAGAGAACAAACAGAAATTTTAAGCAAAAAGCTTGAGCATGTATTAGAGAGTGCAGAACAGGCTTTTAAAGAAAAAGAAAACAGATTACTTGAAATCATCAAGCGACAAGATAGTATTATTAGTGCGCAGCAGCAGATAATCAAAGCCTATAATCCTGATGCTGTCGGGATTGATGATGACGATAGATATTACAAAAAATCAAATATATCACGGGGACAGTCTTGATCTAATAAAAGATATTCCTGATAATACTATTGATTTATTATTAACTGATCCACCATATAATATTACCCAAAAGAATAATTTTAAAACAATGGGTCGTAGAGGTATTGAATGGGAATGGGATGGTGGATTTGATCAGAAAAAATGGTTAGAACTTATCGAGCCTAAACTTAAAAAAGGTGCAAATATTGTTATTTTTAATGATTGGAAAAATTTAGGAAATATTGCAGAACATATGACAACTCTTGGTATTATACCAAAAAAAGATATTTGTTATTCCAAGAAAAATCCTATGCCTCGTAATGTTGATCGATCTTTTGTTTCTGCACGTGAATACGCTATTTGGGGTGTTAAACCGGGAAAATGGACTTTTAATAAGCGAAAAGGTGTTCCTTACGAAACAGGTCTTTTTAATTATCCAGTCCAACATGATGACCATCCAGCTAAAAAACCGGATGGTTTATTTAATGAATTAATTTCGCTACTTAGCAATAAAGGCGATTTCGTTGTTGACCCTTTCTCTGGATCTGGAACAACCGCTTTTGCATGTGAACGATTAGGAAGATTAGGGGCTTGTTTTGAAATTGATGCTACTTTTTATAACAATTCAGTAGCAGAGTTAAATACAATTAGGAGTTTTATAAATGGAACCAGTAGTTCAAGTGCCGGGTGAGTTTGCGGCACCAATAATAATCACTCATAAAACTGTTCATAAACTACCAAAAGTAGAGACAAAGAAACAATTCGTAGGTTTTATGAATGGTGTTAAAGGTATACTTTATAACGTTCTAGATTTTATAGATAAATCTTTTTATGAAGAGACTAGAAAAATTATTGATCCGGGACAAATCAGTTCAGTAAGTTACGCAATTGATGTTCAAGGTGATAGAGAGAATCCACACTTAAATGAAGTTGTTGTAACAAGATTAGATGGATCTAGCAGACCAGCAACAGGAATGCATTTTGAAGTCTACAAGTCTCCGGTGTCTGTTCCACATTTACAAGAAAAAGAACTACCAGAACATAGCCGTGCAAAAAAAGCATTTGAACGTCCAAGAAAGGATAGTATGTGAAATCGTTAATTATACACACCGGCCCTATGGGTGCTGCTAAAACAACAGCAGCATTGCACTTAGCTAGAAGGCTACAACGGTTAAAGAAAACCATTAAATTAATCCGACCTTTGAGATCATTACGCTCACACGAAAAGCCTGGTTTATTGGTTACTAAAAATGGAGAAACATTTCCATCAACTGACTTGGATGATCCCACTAAAATAGAGACTGATACTGATTATCTTTGGATAGATGAACCATTTCTTTTTGATAACGAGCATAAATTGTTTGATATTATTCAAAATATTCGGAAAACAACAGATATTATCGTATCTGGAATACCAGCAACTTCGGAACTTAAACCTTTTGGGCATAGTATGCCATTATTAATGTCTGTAGCAGATGAAATAACTTTTCATAAAGCTGATTGTGATCATTGTCATACAACCAATTCTGCCTCAAGAACAGTATATTGTGGACCAGACAAGTCTAGTGATATTCAAGTAGGTGGTGTTGAGAGTTACGGAGCTTTATGTCCCCTTTGCTGGTCTATTCTCCAAGAATACCCTTGTAATGAGCGCAAAGCCTTGCTGAACGATGCTCCTAAGCCGTGATGCTACAAGCACTTGCGTCCGATGCCACAGGAGAATATCGTGGACACGGCCCTATTCGACATTAATAATTTAACTACACATGGTTTAATTTTAGGTAAAACCGGTTCAGGTAAAACCGGAGGTATTTTAACTTTAATTGAAGATAGTATTAAAAACAATACTAATATTATTGTAGTAGACCCCAAAGGCGATATTAGTAATATTTGTAATACTAATATTGATTCACATAAATATAGAATTTTTACTCCCGGAGATGGACGTTTAGGACTCTCATATAATATTGACAGTCTACTATATTCTTTAACTAATAAAATTGATGATAATGCGGCCTATTATTTAAATAGGCTATTCGCCTTAGAAATTCCACAAGATAGTTGGCCAAAATATTTAATAGAACCACCATTCGAACTTAATAAAATTGGTGATCTTGAGTTAGGTCAATTTTTTCCATTTAAAGACCGTTTAAAGTTAGCAAGAAAATTAACTACTTTTAACCTCTCCGAAAAATGGGGTAAAAGTAGTATATTTCTATTTAACGGTGTTACTGTTTATAATTTATCATTATTAAATGAAACAGAAAGACAAGCATTTGTTTCATCTGTATTAGATTTATTAATTAAATCTACTAGATCATTGCCACAAAGTAATAAATTACATACATTACTTGTTTTAGACGAAGCATCTAGTTACATTCCACCGCAACCATATAATCCTTTAACTAAATCACGATTGCACACATTAATTTCACAGGGAAGGGCTTATGGACTTGGCATTTTACTAGGTGCGCAAAATCCAAATGACCTTGATTATAAAATAATTTCTAACGTGCAGCATTGGTTTGTTGGTTCTCTACGAGAGCGTGACTTAAAACGCGATTTATTATCTGAATTAGAGAACCGTGGCATCTTAAAAGAAAATATTTTAAATTTAAATAAAAGAGAATTTTATTATTTAGGGCACGATCATTTTAAATTTACATTTCGTGATTTTAATTGTGCTTTTAATGGACCGTTAAATAAAGAACAATGTGATCAACTTAATTATAAAAATCATTACTCTACTGATATCATTTTTGATAATTTATATAATTCTCCATTTGAAATTACTGCAAAAATTAATGAAACATTTACTCCCATACATATAGGTCATATAGAAAAAAACAATAAAACAATAGCAACTTGGTTGGTTAGTTTTGACATCGAGCTTCCAGCCGATGATAGAGATATTCAAATAAAAATTAAACTCGATGATAAAATAAAGTTAATTAGAAAGCAGCTTATATTGAACATTTAGAATCACCAGTTATATTAAAGATAGGTGATTTCATGAAAAAACTATTAATTTGCTTTTTAATTTGCCTATCTGGTTGCTTAACCTCTAATAACCTACTGGATCCTGCCATCCCATCTTATTATCGTTCCTCAGATAAATACAAAAATTTAATAATAGAATTGATAGGACCGAGAGATTACATTGCGCAAGAGGGTAACGTCGCCGCGTGCGTAGAAAAAATTAAACCGTATCTATCTAAACAAAGTATTAGTTATTATAGTAATATTATTCCAGATGTTAATCCCGGTAAGTGGTCAAACTCTGACGTAGCTAATATTATATCAAAATATAGAAAATATAAGGATTCAGATAACACTATTGTATTATATATAGTTGGACTTCCTGGAGGTGGTGGAGATTATACAACCGCTGGAGAAGCTTTTAGTTACAACAAAATTGTCTTTTTTAAAGATATTTTTAAGGGGTCACCAGAATATAATGTTATTTTACATGAAATGGGACACTGTTGTCTCGGTCTAGTTAATAATGGAACATCATTAAAAAGTGAACATGAGGATAAAAATTCAGCAGGACATTGTAAAAATCCAAATTGTGTAATGTATTTTCAACAAAATAGTTCAACTGAATTTGATGACGCATGTAAAAAGGATTTAAAATAGTTATGTCAGATAGTAATGAGAAAAAATTAAAAGATTGGTTTGATAAAAAATTATCTTCATTAGAAGATGATATTAAAAATCTTGGTTTTAATAGCTCTGCACAAGAGAAAGCTGTAGATAATCTCCTTAAAGGAATTAAAGACGTAGGACAAATAGATCCTAATAATAGGTCTTTGATTACTAAATACTCAGGATCTGATGAAAAATTTACTAAACAGGATGCGGGTGATGTCAAAGAGGAATTAAAACAATTCGGTGTTACCACTGAAGATCTTAATCATCTAGCAAATAAACAAAGCCCACCACTATTTGCTTACGGGGTTAACGGAAATCATAGTTACAACTTTAATGGTAGTGTAGGTGTAACTAATTGTGTTACACCGTCCATTGAAACTACCGGAACATCTGGATGGGGTGGAAATGTTCTAATAACTGGAGGAAGTACAACAAGTGGTACAACAGGAACAATATATCCTGGAATATTATACCCTACTGAGACATCCCCTAGTATGTATCCTTATACGCATATACCGAGCAATGAATATATGTCTCAATTGCAAGAATGCTGGACACATATATTTAAATTATTAACGGAAAAAGATGAACTAACTAAAAAAATTACTAAATTAGAGTTTGATCAAACACAACAAATAGAAATTCAAAAACGGTTAAATGATCAAATTTCCGAGCTTAAAGAAAAAGTACTAGGTAAAGAATTAACAGAGTCGGATAAAAAACTACTCTATCATTGGCAGGATAAATTTGGAAATGACTCCCAAGATATTATGAAGGAAATAATCATAGAGTCAAAACGAATTAATAATCTGTTAGTTAAAGATCTTGATAAGAAAATTCTCTCTGATAAAGATGAGTGTCTATATGATCTTATAAGGGAAGCCAGTGGAAAGGATCTATCAAACGAAGAGATTGAGAAACAATTAAATAATTGTTCTTTCTCGGATTCACTCGATGCCGTATCACATAATCAGGGATGTAAATCAAATATATCTATTAGTCCTTATAACAAAACAAAAATAGAAGATGTTAAGTGTAAAAACACTAAAGCCCCTACTGATTGTGATTTGACTCCTCTCGGATCATGTTTATTTTCCGCAGAATTATTATGTGATATGATTAATAATTCAGAAAAAGAGACAGAGACCTTCTGGAAAATTCGAGAAAATCTCGGACATTATTTTATTTTACTTTCTGAAGCTGAACAAAAGGTTATTAAAAACTTTTTTGTCGGAAAAATAATGATTGCGGAGTATGATCGGATTGTTGAATACTTAGAAGATAGGGTAACAATACACCACAGAACTAATTTAAATCCAGACTATTTTGATATATCTGAAGTATTCAACAATCATCAACACGATTCTAATGATATAGCAGAGTACCCTATCGACAAAGAAGATACAATTAAACCAGGCGATACAGTTTGGACTAAATCAGGAAACCAAGGGCCTTTAATTGTAATTTGTGAGGCTTTAACGACTCATAAATTTAATACGCTTATAGAATCTGGTGAAAAACGAGTAGACGCTTTTATTTGCCGCGACTCTAAAGGTAAAGACACTACTGTACCAGTAGTTGATCTTACTAAAATTAAACCGGTAATTAAACAGAGTAAATTCGTTGCATGGTTACCTATGCTAATTTTAATTACATTGATGCTATCCTGCTTCAGTTATAAAGCTTACAAGACACCAGCTATAACTGACTTTATTAAAGGAAAAATCAATGAATTTAGTAATAATAGGTAAGAAAAATACAGGCAAAGATACTTTAGTCCGGGAATTTTATAAGTATTTCCCGGACTATAGTGGTATTGCTTTTGCTGATCCTATCAAAGAATTTGCCAGAGACTATCTAGATATAGATTCCACACTTCTTTGGGGAGATAGCGCACTTAGAGAGACTCTTACGAAATTTAGATGGTCTGATATTGATCCATATTTTCAATCTAAAATTATTAAAACTAATCTTGAATTCTTAACAGTTAGAGAAATACTACAACTCGTTGGTAGCGAAATGTTAGGACATCTCTACAAGAAAATTTGGGTAAATAAATGTCTTAAATCTTTTAAAGATAAAAAGATTATTTCAGATATGCGCAGAAATATTGAATATGAATGTCTTCGTCAACTTACAGGTACAATTTTTATTCGTATTGATCGAGTTGGTATAAATCATAGTAATTCACACGCATCTGAAACAGAATTAGATTGGCTCAAGTTAGAAGATAATAATATCACCGACACACTTAGAATGAATGAGAAAGGTAATCCAATTCATTTTCATATGATAAATCGAAATTTACAAGATTTACAAGAAAATGCAAAGATTATAGCTAATTTATGCAAATCAACTTTGCTTCCTTCGGTTTAAGCCTTTTTATAGTGATTTGTTCACCTTTTTTGTTTTTTGGGTCACTTTTTCTATTCTGTTTGGAAATGTTATGGGATATACTAATATTTGAACGATCGCATCGTCATTGAGGTGTTTAATGAGTGAAGAAGCAGAACAAGATGAAAAATGGCTCAAAGAAGAAAAGAAAAGTCCGTGGGCTTGCGAGATAGAGTTTTTTGGAAAACCAAGTATTATGTTAGCTGTTTTAGAATATCATATAGATGATACTCATGTAACATTAGTTCTTCCAGACGAATCAATAGTTGAATATCCTTATGAGAGTGTAACTAAAATTACAATATTACATACTAGATAAAAAGAAAGATTATTAAAATGAAATATGATTATGCAACCACACAAATTAAATTACCCGAACTTAATCAAAGTATAAATGATTTTATAAGTATAAATATACCGGAATCAAAGATAATCGAACTTCCTGAATATCCTCATGTTACTATTTTATATGGCCTAACGTGTGATGCTAAAGATGTTGAAAATAGAGTTAAGCCTTTTAATAAAAAAATAGTTTTCTCATTAGGTAAGTTAAATATTTTCTCTCAGAAAGATCAAGATGTTTTATATATTACTGTACTAAGCGATGATTTACATCAATTACATAATTTAATAAAACAATTACCAAACAAGTCTGAATTTCCTGAATATAAACCTCATATTGCGATTGCGTATCTTAAAAAAGGATCTGCCGATAAGTTTCTCGGAAGAACTCCATTTGCTGGTGTTTTTGTTAAAAATTCAATTGAATTTTCGAGTCCAGAAAATAAAGTCACAAATATTAAGTTGGATAATACAACCAATTCACTTATAATTACTGATGTAATTAATAAACCTAGATTATTGCAGGCATAATTATGGATGAGTTAGGAATAGAAATACATTTTGGCCAACAAGTTTCTGAAGAAACTCAGCAAGAGGTAACTAAAGTAGTAAGTGGTGTTGCCGAGAAAATTAGAGAAGCATTAAATAAGGCCGGATGGTCTATTTATATTTGTTCGACTTTACAAGAGGTTAAATTAGATAGTTTAGGCACAATCGAAGTGCTTCCATTCTTGTCAAATATAACGCTATACAATGATAAAGCTATTATAGTTCCAGAAACTGTTACGGATGCCTATAATAATCAAACAGCGAATTTAAATTTTGTTGGAAGTCTGTATCATGCCATTAGTCATGCGATTGATACGTTGGCAAATTCTTATATGGACACGCATATTCATAATTATTTTTCTTCATCAGAGTCCTTTAAATATGCTCACGTTTCTGATCTTGGAAGATTAAATCAAAAAAATAAAACGATTTTATCATATTATACAGATAATAGTGATGAATCTAGAAGTGAATTATTTGCAGAGGGTGTTGCAGCACTATACGGTGCTGGAGAAGTATATACTATCGATGTAATCAGTAAATATTTTCCAGCCGTAATGAAAAGAATTAAAAGTATATTATCAGCTATTGAAGAGGATAAAAACCTTGACAATACTGATTCTAAGGAAGATAACGAAGAATGAAAGTTTTCCTTACCAATTCTCAAGATGGCAGAATTCTAATTCAATCCAGAGTTTCTAATGAAAACCTTGTAGGAGATGTACTTATCTACTTGAGCCAAGGACAAAGCTTTTTAAATGTTCCCTATGAGCAATTAGTACAAAGCACTCCCGGGCAGTTAGAACTTCCAGAAACAAATATTGAACCTCAAATGCCGGATGACATGCAACCGGAGAACAATCCTGATCAGCCCGAACAATAGTATTTTTATACTTGAAACTTTAAAGCCTGTGAACTCGTTAGGAATTTCACAGGCTGTTTCCGTTTTAACACAAAAAGATTTTATTACAGTCGGGAAAATCAAAACCGGTCCTATTATACAAGCCGATACAATAATAGTAACACTAGATAACAATGAAACTATTACAGTGACACCAGATACTGAATTCATGCTTCGTGACGGTTCATATATAAAAGCCGCAGAATTAGAAATCGGATCGAGTTTAATGCCTTTGTATATGAGTAATCTCATTTATCAAGAAAACACCGACTATTATAAAAAATCATATAATCAAGCCAAAAAAAGACATCTTAAATATTTAGTCGCTGAGTATCAATTACAAAGGCGCGTTACCGGAAAAGATAAGATAACTTATAAAGATAGTATATTTAATATTATCGTAGGTATTAAAAAAGATACATATAAAAAGAATACGCCATTCATTAAAGAAATGAGAAAGGCTAAAAAACTAATAAGAGATCAAAACAATCACAGAATACAGAGTTTATCTACCAAATTTGGTGACTATGTGTTACCATTAATAGGTATAGATACATATAACGTTGCAGTTAATGGTGTGTTTATAAAGGTAGACAGTAATGGGACTTAGAGACAAAGCATTAGAATATCTCAATGATATTTTTGGTAAAGAAAGAGAAGAAAGAGAAAAAGCTCTTTCACCCTCAATCGAAGCTGAAAAAAATATACCGAACAATGTTCATTCTATTCCTGGAAGAGATGATCTTGGCGGTTTACTAAGTGTTAGCCCAGATTTAATGATGCGTTACGCCGATTATGAGGCGATGGAAGACTATCCAGACATCGCATGTTTTGCTACTGGAACTTTAGTCTACATTTGTGATGGTTCAATGACTAAAGCTGTTCCTATTGAATCACTTGCTATTAGTAGCGAAAGTTATGAAATATTATCATACGATAGAAAACGAGATAGAACAGTAAGAGTAAGAGCATTTAAACCACGATTAACTGGAAGAAATGTTCCTGTTGTAAAATTAAAACTTTCTAATGGCAGATCTCTTAGAGTAACACCTACCCATAAGATTTTAGCAAATGGAGAGTATATTGATGCCAAGGATCTCAAAGTAGGCGATAGCCTAGTAAGCTCTCCAACTCTAAGTTTAGCAGGAATGGGTTTTGTATCAGACTATAGAACCAATGAAATTATTGTAATAGAGGCAGCAGTTAATGACGGGTTATCCGATGTTTATGATATAACTACAGAAACTCATAATTTTTTCGCGGAAGGTGTAGTTTGCCACAATAGCTCTTGGCGGTACTTTGCTAATGATGCAACACAGCCCGATATGGACTCTGGAAAAACAATCTGGGTTTCGAGTAAACACGAAGCTATCAAACAAATGGGTGATACCTTAATACAAAAACGTCTTCGATTAGAAGATGATATTTGGTCAATGACCTATAATCTCGTTAAAATGGGAAACGAGATGAATGAAATGCTTGTCACAGAAAATGGTGTTGTTGGATTAAATTATTTACCGTGTCCAACAGTCCGTAGAATTGAGAAATCTGATGGGTCACTTATAGGTTTCGTTCAAGACATTACAGGTAGATTTAATGAAGACTCAAAAGCATTAAGAAACTATCTTGGCAATCAGGGAAATATTCCCGAACATGTTGCTGTTTTCCCTGAGTGGCAAGTATGTCACATGAGATTAAACCATACTAAACGTAAATCACCATATGGTTTCTCGCTAGCCGATAGCTCTAGAGCTATTTGGAAGCGTATTATTTTATTAGAAGATTCCATGATGCTTTATCGTCTTCAAAGAAGTCCAGCGCGTTACGCATACTATGTAGATGTCGGTGATCATCCTCCAGATAAGGTTGAAGGGATTCTTAGAAGGGCTAAACAAGAGCTTAAAAAGAAGTCTGTAGTTAATCCACGCACACAGAGAATGGATATGCGCTTTAACCCCGTTTCAAGCGACGAAGACATTATCCTTGGAATGCGTGATGGAAAACCATTAGGTCGTGTAGAATTACTAGCCGGTCCTGTTTGGCCTGCACTTGACGATATCGAGTACTTTAAACGAATGTTACATGGAAATCTTAACGTTCCACGTTCCTATTTAGGGCAAGATGGTCCTGTACAAAGTCGATCGATATTAAGCAATGAAGATTCTCGTGCAGCGAGAGTAACGTTAGGTATTCAACGTGAATTACGTAATGGCATTAAACGCATTATGGAAGTAGACCTAGCGGCAAGAGGAATTAATCCTTTTAAGTATGACTTTGATATCAAAATGACATTACCTTCTGGCATATTCGAGTTAGCACAAATGGAATTAAAAAGTGCTCGTGCCGATTATGCAGCTAAGATATTACCATTTACATCAATGAATTACATTCGCTCAGTGGTTTTACATATGTCAGATGATGTAATAGCACAAATAGAAAAACAAAGTCAAAAAGATAAAGAACAAAGTTTGGCTGATATGACATCACAACAAAAGGCTATGATGCAACTTCAATTACAAGCAAGTCAGCAACAACAATTAGCAAATCCAGAGGCAATACAAGGACAGCCTAATCAACAGGGACAAGTAATGCCTCCAGAAATGCCCAATCCGATGATGCCATTGCCTTCTGAATTGCCTCGTACGGCTATAGAAAGAAAAATATATGATAATGCTAAACGTATTGAGGAGATTCGTGAACGTGAAACGCAATCGCGTTTAAGCGAATTAGAAGATGCTTTCCATAAAGCAATGAAACAAGATCGTGATTTTAAACGTAAAGTAATGTCCTCTCGTGCATTTTTTGACGATATAAAAGAGGCTATAACGTTAGAGAATGGTAATCAAGTAATGCAGGTTCCGGTTGCAAAAAGATTAAATGGACCAACTAATAAGTGATTTTGATAATACTTTTAGACAAACTAAAAGTAGTTTGAAATTACTATATAATTATTACTTACGCCCGGAATTTAATACCGCTCAGGCTGCGATTTTACAACAAAACGCCCATGATAATATGAACAAATTTAAAGAACAGTTTGAACGTGTTAGTAAAGCTGTGTGGAGTATAATTCCTACAGACGGTACTAATAAAATAAAATATGAATACTTAGTATTAGTTACCAGTCTTTAATACTTTCTCGGCTTTTTTAAGCTCGGCATCTGCATATTGTTTATGTGTATAATATTTTTTCATATCGGGTTCTAAATTGTGATGACCCGATGTAGCATTCCAATTCCGTTTGCCTTTATTAAGGTATCCTAGTGCTTTGCGGTATCTGTTCTTAGCCTGAGCATAATAATCGATAGCCTGTTGAATATTTGTTGGTCTTGTTTCTTCATCAGGATGTTGTTTTTCTAATGATAATTTTCCGCCCCTCGCAGCTAATATCGAATTACCGCTATTCATTAAATTACGTCTTACATCGTCTACTGGAGTATTAGTTGTTGGAGTCGGTCTTAGTGTTGATCTTTTGTGAAAACGATCAAATTTTCTATTAGCTTTATCCTGTAGTGTAGTATCACCTACTCTAGCTTTTATTGCAGCTAGTTTATGTCTTAATGCGTTATCATTAGGTGATGCTTTAAGTTGTCTACGGACAAAAGCCGTATCGTTATCATATGATTCATTCATTAAATTAAACCTTTGATTGCACCTTTTCCGAAACTCATTAATATCTCACCAATAGCTTCGAATACTTTTTTAACAGCAGCCCAAAAATGATTTACTGCCATATCGTATCCAACAGCGAGTAAATTTGCCATTTGCGCTCGTACATGTTGATCTAAATTAGATACGTCTTCACCAGTTAATGACCTTATAGCTAATCTTCCGGCGACTTTAGCACAATCCTTCAATTTATCTAAAATATCAGCTTTTAGATCATTCCATAAAGAACCCATCTCTTCTTTAAGAGTTTGTACTATTCGCTCTCCAATTGCTACTTCTAAATCCTTTACTGATTCCATTATTTGCTCTCCACAGGTGCGATACCGGAATAATGATCTAATCTAAATTTCCAACTCGCCAACGTGTCTAATTTTATTTTAAGATCATCTGGATATTTCTGCAATATTGGATCTTCCTTATAGTAAGTTTCTAGATCTTTAGAAACTGCATTATAAGTCTGTCTATCGGCCTCTAAATAATAGGATGGAACACTGGCGCACGCAGATAGACCTAAAAATAGTACTAAAATAAGCTTTTTCATATAATTCTCCTAAATTTATTATAGCTAAACTAAGGAGTACAAACTAGACTAAATTACATGGAGAATAATTATTATGAATAAATACTTGTTGATTTTAGTATCTGTTATAATTGGTTTATTAATTGCTAACATTCCATTAAACGCCGATAATAATAATAAATCAAAAGAAAAATATTATAATGCTATAAGATCAACAGTAAGATTAAAAGCGGATCAAGGACGACAAACATCAGGTAGTGGTACGGTATTTAAAGTAATTAAATTCAAAGACGTTTATTATAATTATATTATTACAGCTGATCATGTTACTAATCATCAACAAGTACTTTTTGCAGAGTACTTTAAGTACGATGATATGCATTCTATGGTAGAAATGGTAACATTTCCGGCTTTAAATGTTGCGCATAATACAACATCCGATCTAGCACTATTATTGTGTGTTTCTAATTCAAGAATGAACAGCGAAATTTCATTAATTTCTTCAAAAAATGCTACTAAAATGAAATTAGCAGATGATATATTTATTAGTGGATGCCCTTTAGCTAGATTGCCACAAATTACTAAAGGGAATATTTCAATTTTTGATGAACCGAGTGGTCCTTCATTTAGGGATTTAGTATCAGCACCAATTATATTTGGTAGTAGTGGCGGCGGTGTATATACAGAAAATGGCGAATTATTTGGTGTAGTAAGTGCCGTAAGCACAGTCAATGCAAGTAACAATCAATTAATTAGTGTTGCTTATCCGCACATTGGCTGGATTATCCCTAATAAGTTAATCTATTCTTTTCTAATTGAAAGTGGACACGGTTTTCTAATAAATGTTAAAGATGACTCATCCTTTATTAATGCTTTGAGACTCTATAATAATCGACCTGTATATCGTTAAGTAAACCATGTTACAACTGCGTATTTAGTACCAGTTTCTATTTTTCTACTTAGGTGCGGATACATAAATTCCGAGGGAAAAATTACCATCGATTTCGCGCTTGGTTTTATTTTAATACCTTGTCTTGGAAACTCTAATTCGCCACCAGTATAATTATCATTAAGATACATAACTACTGATAATCTTCTAGTTCCCCATTCAGGATGACCTTGTATTATATCAATGTGCTCACCAAATGTTTGACCGACACTGTAACGCATCATCTCAAAACCAGTGTCCTCTTTTAACTGAAGATCAGTATTCATACTTACATAGACTTTTACACCAATAGCTGCTAGTTGTTTTAAACACTCCTGATGGTGCATTAATGTTGGGGTATTATTACTATTTATCTGTAAGTTATTACTAGACCGATGAGAAAGATTTATATACTGATTTCCATCACCAGCGACAACATTTGCATGAGTAAAACGATTTAAATTTTCTGCATCTGCTATCAATTGTTCTGCAAAAGGTACACAATTGTTTAATATTAATATAAAACCATTATCTATAAATGTATAATTCGCTTTATAGATTTCTGAATTTAACTCAAAATTAACTGAGCCTACAGAACTTATCATAATCCCAAAATATTACCTGTTTTTATCTTATCGTTAATATTTTTATACATCTTGTCAAAATCAATTTGTGTATTTAATTTTAATTCTTGTTTGATTAAATCAACGTCAACACCTAATTCTTTTAAAGCATCTAACATTTGCTCTGCGGCACCAATTTTTTCTGCACGATTAATAACGATGCCAGAACTTAAATGTTGAATATTAGCCAATGCATTCGCCAATTTAAGTAAATTAGGAAGTTTTGGATGATCGCGTGGTATTTCTATTGTTATTTTATTATTTTGAACTGGTGCTATTGTTGAGTCTATTAAATTTTTAATAATATCAAACATTAATTTCCATCACCTATTAGGAACATTGCTTTAGACCAAGTACCGGAAACAGTGTTTGGGTTAATTGTTACAGACTGACCACCTGGAGAACCAAAAACTGCCGTCCATGTTCCTGCTGTTAATGATGTAACAACGTTACTAGCATCATAATTAGTGCTTCCAGTCGCTGAAGCTTGAGACGAGTTTCCTGTTGCAGCACCAACAGAGATTGAACTTACTGTACTATTATAGGCTATGACTAATAGTATTCTTGGTGTATCAGAAGCATTCGGCAATGTAGCGGTTGATGCTGTATTTGTTGTAGATGTATTAAAAGCCGTTCTCATTGAATAAGAATTAGGTCTATATGCACTTGAGGCAGGATGTATATGATCTCCTCTTGCATAATCAGCACTACTACCAGAACTTCCAGCGCCGCTATCTTGTGCTGGAGTTGAATTATATGGTGTTGCTCCACCACCGCCAGGTGATGAATTAGTTATTGTTACCGTTACTTTTGCTGGGTTAGTATCATCAATAGCTACGCTGATACCCGTGCTCGCAACTATATTAAAAATAGGCTTAGAGGTAGAGGTAGAACCACCATTTACTTGAGCTTTAATTGTTCCTAATCTTGAATCAGTTGCCTGTACAACTGCTCCGGATGTTGTTGCCGCATCCGCAGCGAGTATAACTTTACCTTTTACCGTCGTTGATGCATCTGGAACACCACCAGGAGCTAATTTCAAAAGGTCCGAATCAAAATTTGAGTTTTCTTGTGACAAGAAGCAGGGTAAAAATGCTTGACAACTTGTAACAGTAGTAGTTACATCAGCACATCTTTCTGCACCGGCAGCTTTAGTATTTAGCCCAAGCGTAAAGCGACGTAACAATAAACCAGATGTTGTAGCGTTATTGCCTACATATGGAGGATCGATTTTAAAGTTTGAGGCTGTTATTTGTGTAGGAACAGCTGATTTAACTTCATAATAGCGACCGTCAGCGCCTTGAATAATGTCTCCACCGCGTAATACACCTGTTAGATCACTTGCAGTAGTTACAGTATCATTTGAATTTACGAAAGTTAAATTACCTGATAATACTGATTGTGTTTGAAAATATACTCTACCATATACGGTATTCCCACTACTATCTGTAAATCGCTCACCTTTCGTATTTTCGACAACGAATCCAACATTTCTTGTAGAGTCAGATAATGTTAGAGCACTAACTGATGAAACAGTTCCAGTAGCCGCACTAATATTACCAACTAAAGTATCGCTTGATAGGAAAGTTCCTTGAATATAGCTAATTGTTAGATATGGTTTTACCCAACTTTGTACTACACCAATTCTATTTCCTGCCGGTGAATTAGTATTTGAGATTTTCTCACCAACTAAAAATTCTCCAGACATAACACTAAGCGTAAGTGTGGCGCCTGTTACAGAAGTATTAACAATAGCTCCTGCAAATGATTCACTACCACCCGGCTCGATAGAAATAAATGGATTTGCTGGTAATGCGGCGGTAGTTGTACTATCAACGAAAGGAAGTCCAACTAAGCTATAACGTCTTCTAGCGGAATATGATCCTGAAATATTATATGTTATTGCATCCAAAGTTGTATTAGATGCAATTGTTCCAGTAACTGAACTTGAACCACCTGTTAATAGTTGTCCTGTCTGAAATACACCAGATACTAATGTTAATCCTATGTAATAAGGACCAGATCCAATTATATTTTGAAATTTAGCAGTACCTGTCGCACTTGTTACCGTTTCATCAAAAATAAAACTTCCGGATGGAGCAACATTTAATCTGACTATGATATTTTGTTGAAAAGAAATATTATTACTGCGTACGGAAATAAATTGTTTTCCAATTCTATCTCCAATACCTTTGGCACTTAAATCTTTGTTTAGTCTATCAGGTAAACCTGTTGTTTGTGGGTTTCCTGAATCCCAATCTGTTCCTGCCAATCCATTTGAAAACTGTCTGGCTGCCTCTACCTCTGAAGTTGTATCCGCAGCGGCTATTAAATCTTCATAAGATCCTTTTGGCAAGAAACCAAAATTTTGTCCGGGAGTAGCGGGTGGTCCAACTGCGTCATCAAAAGCATATGGTTCTTGTCGAGACGTAACATCATTAGTTGGAAATACGGTTGACGGTGAAATTACTAAAGCACCTTGATTTCCAGGTCGGTCAATCTTACATACGGTTACTTCGGTCGGACCATTTGCCGGTGTTTTTCTTGTTAATAATGATCCCGTACTTGGAGAACCAGTAATATAATCCGCTCTCGCAACTACATAAACCGGCCAGTCTCCATGTCCAGAAAAATCTAATAGTATTTGATCTTTAGTTAAAATGTCAATCATCGCCGATTCTTGACCAGATTGAACTCTAATTAAAGATATTCCAGAGGTTGAATCGACATTTAATTGAAGTTTATTTGGATCAGAGTCTAATGCTGGAATAAAACCAGCATAAACACCTCTTGGCATTCCGAGAAACTTTTGATTAATAGTTTCGGTGGTATATCTTTCACCCCATTGGGCTTTAATACTTGAACCATCGAATGATTGACTTGGAAATATTGCCATTATTCATGCCTACTGTACGGAGTTGATACCGTTAATGTTTCACCAGGATTAGCTTCAAACTCTAATACGATCGAGTAACGCTTACCTGTTATTGAAGGTTGATTTGTTATTTCATTATCTTTAATTATAATTTCTAAATCGCTCGTTGGTAATGTTGTAAAATTAGAATAATAACCTGTATACTGATTAACAGCCCCTTGTCCCGACACATAAACATTTACTTTAAATTTAGGATATGGAGATGTTCCTGTTCCTTTAACAGTTAATTTAGAGAAACGTAATTTACTTTGATTTGAACTTAATCTTCCTTGAAATACATAAGTACTACGTCCTCTATTAGCGTATGAGAATAATTTAGTATACTCTTCAAGGTTTACTGTTTCGTCTGCCGGAAAGGTTGTATTTACAACAGCGTTTGATGAAATTATTTTAATTTTGCCGCTACCCGGCCCTCCCGTTGTAAAACTCTCTCCCACTGTATAATTACCACTTATTTTATCTACCACTATAGTAGGCAACGAGAGATAAATTATTGCACCAGTTGCTCCGGATGTGGACCCTGTAAGTGTTTGTCCTACAGCTAATGTTCCTGCTGTGTTACTAACAGTTAATGTATTTCTAATTCGGGAAACTGTTCCAGCAGCCGTACTTAAAGATCCTGTTACTGTATCAGAGAATAAGAAAGTGCCTTCAACATTAGTTAATGTTAGGTCGGTTGTTGTTGGAGCACCAGATATAGTTGCTGTTGCAGATGTAGTTGTATCTGTTATTGTTCCTGATGTAGGAAATGAACTAGTTACATTTAATATATCTAAAACTAATCGTGCAGGACCAGATAAGATTTGTTTAACGATGCCAGTTCCAGCATTTGGACCACTTACGGCTGAAAACGAATCCCCCACATTAAACGAAACTGTCGTCGATACTGGTATAGTTGCAATACTTGTCTGAACAAGAGCAGTTGTTCCACTATTATTTGTGGTCAAAGACTCACCAGGAGTGTAAGCTTTGCTTGGTGAGGTAATTGAAATTTGTAAATCACTAACATTTCTAAATACAGGCGACCGCATATATTCTTCTTGAATAATAGGTATAAAATTAGAGGGTGCTATTTCATTAGAAGGAATACTTAATCGTGCTATTAAACGCATAAATACTTGATCAATGGTCCCTTCAAGGTCAGCATAGGCATCCCAGAAGAATGTATTGATTGTTCCTGTAGGGCTGGTATTTATTCCTTTGGATCCACTATCACCAGAACCCTGCGTCATCGGGCTCCATAAATCTCCGTCAACTGAATATTCTCCAAAAATATCAATGTTTCTTCCTAATACATCCTTAACAACATACGTCATTACTGCTCGACCGGGAAATGCGAGGGATTCAATAACTGTTCCACCCATCGTAGCTGTTGAAGTTGTGGTAGTATCAGTAAATGCGCCTGATGTTGGAACAGTTCCTGTTGCAACATTTAGTGTAAATATTGAACTTCCGACGCTCTCAATTAATCCCGTTGCACTGGTACTTCCAACAATTGAGAATCTGTCTCCAACGTTAATACTACCACTTATTCCAGTTAAATTGACTGTTACTATCGTTGTAGGTTTTAAAGTTACAGTAGAAACAGTGGCGCTAGCCAGTGAGGTATTATCAAGGAAAGATCCGGTACTTGGAATTGTACCAGTGTCGAGATTTAACGTAAGTGTTGTGCCATTAACAGCAAATACTGTTCCTGTTGCTGTTGTCGCACCAGTTATTGTAAATAGGTCTCCAACACTGACCACACCAACTAATGATGTAACTACAACAGTTGCAAATTCGACATTAGTTTGAGTAGAATTAACATTTACTATATACGCTGCTGGTTGCTCTCCCAAGTATGTTCTAATCTCAGAAAATTTACCCGCCGGAATTAAATAATCATGACCTGCGTATGATTGTAATATTTCAACGGAATTTATACCATCCCACTTAGCAACTTTTAGATAATTTTGAGAGCTATCTTGATTTCTGATTAGAAAGTACTGAATAACATTATTTCTACGCATTGTATATTCATAGAAACCGATACCAACATTTAACGCCGTTCCTATTTCAGTAGGAAGTAAACTATCACTTAAATTTGTAAATACAGGAAACGTACTTACAGTTGTTTTAACAAACTTAGTTCCTTGAGCGCCAGAATACATTGCGCATAATTCATCATTTTTGTTAACAAATAAACAAAGATTTCCAATATCTCCCGTTAATGTTACAACGCCAGCACTAACAAATCCTGAAACACCACTAACAGTTTCAAATTGTGGCGCTGATGGAGCCGGCGCTTTCCATGTAGTAGGTAAGGCCATTAATCGATTTCCAGAGCCGGTGTCTGGTTGTAAGAAATATAGTGTATTATTCCAATAAGCAAAACATCCTTGCATAGTTGAATTGGCAACTAAAGGATTCGATACGCTTGGATCCGTACCATTATCAAAACCGCCAAAACCGGTTTCAACAAAATAGTGTCCTATGCCTGCTTTTGTTGCAAATAGTACTGCATTTTTCCATACAACGCTATGTCCGCCGAGGTTTCCATTTAAATTTGGTTCGGCGACAGAATTAACTCTTGATGCCCACGCCAATCCATTAAAATAAGTCGCACTCATTACAGAGTTTATGCCATTACTTTCATTCCAAATTACTACTAATTTATCACCTACGATTTGTAAGCAATGCGGCGCCTGATTTCCACCGACTACTGGAGCAAATGTAACAGATGTTCCCCAGGCGTTAAGTGTTAAATCATATTTACGTACTTCAATATTATTAATAGTGTTAACAACTAATGCGTATGGCTCACCTTTATAAACACAAAGTAAATTTTCAATCCTGCATGGTAAAGTTGTGCTACTAGTTGGAATACTACCTAATGCACCCCCAAGAGGGGATAATATATTATTTACTGTGTCTAATTGTGAAACTTGCCCTGTTGATCTCTTGAGAACTAATGTTTTTGCCATAGTTACCTCTTGAGTCTATTATATTCATCTTTTAGATATTTGCTACTGGAAGATCTAATGTACTCCAAATATTGCTAGATGCATAACTAGGAATGTTTAATGCTGTAGAAAATATAGCCGCATCGCTGTTATCTGAGTAAATAGGGCCGGTGTTCCAGATTTCTGTTGATGCGGAGGTTCCACTAAAAGTTATTTTTCGAACATCAATATGAATTGGTTTAAAGCTATTAACATCTTGTATTATTCTATTTGCGACTGAATCAAAGTCTTCAATTTCTAAATCATTAGGATCGCTAAAATGTAAATCTATAGTATGAGATCTACAAATACCATCAGGTAAGCCAGGTTCTACTAATACACTGTCAACGTCAATCGGCCAAGCCTCTGATCTAGAATTAAATAGTTTGTCGAGGGGTAGAACATCTGCCCTATTGTAGTCAAAATTTCCTATATATGGACCTAATTCTCTTCCTGGAAATAATAAAGTTCCATTGGGGTCTGCATCACAATTTTCTGACCACAATTCAGTTATTTCGACCTGTAGTCCTTCAAAAGCGCCAATAATTTTATAACTTTTATTTGTGCCTTTAGATAGCCAAAGTTGATTTGCATTTAAAACTTTATTGCGAAGAAATCCTTCAGTTTTTCCATCTATTTTAACTTCGTTAATAACGCCAGAGGCTTTACTAGAAAGACCTGTTATTGTTTCGTCTTTTCTAAAGCCTAGTCCTGTTACTGTATCAACGTTTAAAAATGGAATTGCAACTGAGCCAACAATACCTTTAGTGCCAGAAATACTGCCTTGTATTGTCTCTCCGAGCATAAAAGTACTTACAGTTAACAGTTGATTTGGTATGCTACCTGTTACACTTTCAACTGTTACAGTATACCCTGTTGTCTCACTAGTTATTTGATCTCCTGTAACAAATCCTGTTGTAACAGATGTTAAAGTAATTAAATTTGAATTTATACTAGCAATTATTCCGGTCGCGCTTCTTGTTGAATTAACGAATCGTTCACCAATTTGAAAAGGTGCAATTACTAAATCATTTAATCCGATTGTCTGAACAGAGGATATTGTTAATCCAATATTATATGCAAGTGATGCAAGTTGTGGAAACGGACAATTAATAGCATCCCACAATGTTGGAAATATTTGATATTTAAATCTAATATCATTAAATAACGGTTTAATTGCATTAATAAAATGACGGAGTGGTTGTTTAACTAAACCCTCTTGAGATGCACTATCAGAGTCGCGAAGAAATTGAGGTAAAACTTTCCACGTAACTTCCTCTGCCCAATCGGCACCGCCAAATGGTTCTTCTCCGAATTTTTGATTTCCAAAACCAATACTAGATAACATTAATCAAGCCTTGTTAAGTTTTCTCTGTTCTTAGTATATAACTTAGGGTATAAATTATTATATTTTTCAGACGATCTAGCGTACTTAGCGAAGGTTTTATCCTCATCAGGGGTTCCGTGATGTTTAGCAGCATTATAAGAACGAATAGACGTTACTAGATGTCTACGAGTCATTTTTTTGTCTAAATCAGGATTTTGTGGAAACCTATGTCTGTCTCCTCGTAATATAGTTTCTAACTTCTCGAATTTGGCAAGTCCTTTTCTTTCTTTTTCAATAGGTTGTTTTCTTTCTAATTGAGAAATTACTTTTCTCCTAGAGTTAACTAAATTTTCTATTTTAGACCTATTTAATCCTTTTAAAATTTCCATGTACTTATCATGTAATTTACTGAATCGTTTATGAGGACTTTCTAATGGTGTTCGGGCCCTTATTCTATTTAATTTTACATTACTTAGGGCGCCAATTTTATTTTGACGCTCTGCTTTACGAAGTTCTTCATCGGATTCGTTTAATTTTTCTAACTGTTTAAAAGGAGACGTTATTTTATTTAATTCTGTACGCTTCATAATATCTCCTTATATTCCAGTTACTAGTCCCGGAACAACCTCAATTCTATTGACTTCCATAGTCAATTCTTCCATTACCAACTCTGGGTTACTACCATTTAATTCACTACTAGCTGTCCATGAAACAGGAATGCAATCCCATAGAATAATTTGTCGTCTTGGTATTTGTTTGTCATTTCGTGTATGAACAACTATAAAACTTTTACGAGGTGCAGTATTAACCCTACCATGAGCAGCTATACTAAACCAAATACTAAAATCAATATTTGCCGGCGCTACGGCCTGTCTAATGGTTACTTGGCCCGTAAGTACACTAGATAAAGCAACCGTATGGACAAAGGGCCAATTTCCTTCTTGGATTCTCTCAGTTTGTATAGTCGAAGTAGGTAATGTTATAGAAGAAAAAGAAACCATTCCTTTATCATTAACCAGATTCGACGCTAATTTTATAGGAAATGCCAGTGCGTTGATTGCCGTTGATGGAATCTCTAGTAAATAGAAATTAGAAGAATTTAAATAATCAGTATCAACAGATCTGGCCATTTATAATTAGGCAATTATTTCTACAGAGATTTCTTCTACGGCTAATCTTAATTCAGTTACTGATACTGATGCATCTGTTGCATCTTTATCTGTACCGGGTTTGAAATAGGTTGGGAATGCCTCATAAAGTTTAATAACTCTACTTGGGGCGCCATTTAATCCTAATTCATCACCAATATGGAATTCTGAAATAATAAGATCGCCACGATATGTTTGACGACCATTAATAGGTTTTAACATCCATTTATAGAAGTCACTATCTTTTTTGAATACGCCTTTTTTCATTACAACTTCGCCAACTTCTGGAATTCCTGGAAATTTAAGTGTCCAAACAGTTGTTCCTTCACGATATGTTACGTTAGGAGCATTGATGTCTGGAATTGTTACTGACATAAAGCCAGCAGTTCGATCAAGATTTTGACCGGCTTGCGCTTCACTTAAAATAAAGTGATAGTTTTGATATGGGTCTGTTTCAATGCTTCGAGCCATCGTTATAACTCCTTTTAAATTGAGTATGTTATATTCATTATACTTTAAATTTTAACAATAACAAGTATTGAATTACACTTGACATCACAACTGCAATGTGGTGTAATGAGTGTAGGTGATAAATGAAAGTATACGAATGTAAGTACCTTATGGCAGCGTATTTAATTGAAGATAATGATAGAACATGTTTAATTATGGCAGGAAAAGATGATAATAATTGGTATATTAATCATCAATTAAGTGATTCTAAAGAAGATTATAATATTTTATCTGAACATCCTGTAAATTTAAAATTTGATGAAATTCAAGATTTAGTCTTTGAATTTGGAAACGCCCTTATTGATTCGGGATTCGGTACACATATTAAAAGTTTAAGTATTTTTAGTTCTAATAGAAATTATATTTTGTATAAATTAAAAGCGGCTGGTATTAAATTAGTGGAAGTTAAAAGATCCACGGCTGATTTAGACATTCCAGACTAGCTGTCTCTTTTTATACCCTGTTGTAACTGTTTTGGTAGGAGAGTTTTTAAATTATCTATTGCTTCATCGATATCCTTTAAAGCTTCCTCTACTCTGTCGTATAATTTCTTTTTCATATAATCTCTAATATCACCAATATGGTGCTCTATTACTAGTAGATTGTTTTGCAATTTATCATTATCTGTGTTTAATAATGGGGACCGTTTCATTTTCTTTCTCCTTTGTGCTTAGAAAGGATATTTTTTATTATTATACTACTTTCGTAGTGTAAATAATTACTTTCATCAAATATTATATTATTCTCACCCAATGGTTCTACAATACTAGTGGCAACATTTGTATCGTTATACTGAAAAAGTGCTAGCATTGGAATATTGTTTGTATTACAGAGTTCTACTATCTTTGTTAACAAAGGTAATATTTTAGTATCATACACTGTTTCTCTGTCCATTTTGCCCCTCTGGTAACACTAGTCGTACTCTTCCATCTTTTGTATACTCTAGATGAGATGGTTGTTCGTTTAATATATTAGGTACTGGTAGATTCGATTTCTTAGATTTCTTTTTCTTAGGTGGTGAGAATACGACACCACTATTTCCACCAATTATCTTTGACTTCTCTGATAACACTACTATAGCACCCAGGAAAGTAACGTCAATATTTGCTACACCACTGTATATTATACTTCCAATACCAGTATAGCTTAAATCGTATAATAATATCGCTGTTCCAGAGAGTATAATACTACCTGCACCAAAAACACTTACTGTCAGGCTATTAGTACTTGTTCCTCCAAATAGTAATTGACCTACACCTGTTTTATTTATACTTTTATTTGTCTGAGCACTACTGCTAAATACAGTACCGCCTGATCCTGTATATAGTAGATACTTAGAGCTATTGGCTGTTCCATTATAAGAAATACCACCTGCTCCGCTTACTTTTAATACTATTGCTCTTGTTGCACTACTAGAGAATATTATACCTCCAGTACCTGTGAAGCTTACTAGAATTATATTAGAGGCATTACCTGTGAATATTATTCCACCAATGCCTGTATATCTTATACTATAATTATACAATGCATTACTACTATAAACTATACCACCAGTGCCTAAGCGATTTAGTGTAATATTTTTACTCAATGTTCCGGCAAATACAATTCCGCCAGTTCCTGTCGATCTTAATGCCTTAGATGTCGTTGCCGAATTTTGGAAAATTATTGTTCCATTACCTGTATACAATAATATCTTACTAATAATTGCAGTACTTGATAATATAATCCCACCAGAACTGGTCTTTGTTATTGACACGATCTTAGAAGCTGCGCTACTAAGAACAATTCCACCAGTTCCTGTCATTGAAACATGAATTTCTAATGTCGGTGTTCCGGCCCAGACAATTCCACCTACACCAGTTTTTGTTAAACTCTTAACCGTAGTAGCATTACTAGAGTAAACAATACCACCAGAACCGGTAATTGTTAGGCTTATCGTGCGAGTAGAAGAACCACCAAATGTAATACCGCCTATTCCAATTCGCGAAACGGTGACTAAAGTTATTCCTGTGAATAATATACCACCGGCACCCGAGTATGAAACACTTATGGTTTTAGAGGCATTACCAGAATAAACTATACCACCTGTACCAGTATAGCTAATACTTAGATTTTGTAGTGCTAAGAGGATACTCAATGTTTATATCCTCTTATTCAAAATACCCGTCAATTGTTGCAGATGCTCTAATTACCTGGCTTGCAGTTGCAACGGAAGCACCAATTACTCTTGCACCTATTTGTACGAATCTGCCGGGAAATACGCATAATCCAGCACCAAATCTAACATCTATAGCAGGTGTTAATTGTGTGCCAATTGGAGCAGATCCGACCAATGTTTGATAGCCTAAAACTTTTCGTCTAGCAGGATATACACCTGCTGTAGCAAGCGATACAGCAGAGTCATTAACGGCTAAAAACCATTGTATTGTATAAATAGCGGCGTTAGAAGCAGCGCCCTGATTAACTGCATCTATTCTTATACCCTTAATGATTAATTGATATGGTGATGGAACAACTACACCAAATATAATTAAATCTAAAGTATCAGATGCTGCAAAGCTGTTAGCACCGTTACTGAAAGGAGATAATCCTCCAAGTGTAGCAACTACAGCTGTAGTATTAGTAGGTGTAGCTGTAGTTGGTGCAACGTTATTAGTATATGTTTCGAGTTGTGTAAAAGCCGTAGGCGATGTAACAGCATTATGAGACATACCGGCTGTCACTTCAGACCATGGTTTATTTAAATCTACATCATATGACCATACTGAAATACCAGTAAGAAATACTTGAACCGCAACAGCAGTTGCACCACCATTATAGGTTCTTGCCATTGCTTGCAATCTAGTTGCTGTAAATGAAGTTAAAGTTACGGGAAGTTCTAATGTTTGAAAAAACACAAGTTCGCCTGTAATTTTTGCTATTGAAAAAGATACTTTTCTTCCTTTAATAACAACAGCAAACTCAGCGAATTCATTTGTTTTAATGCTATTTTCAAATAAATTATTATCTACTGGTGATCCATAAACTTCTGATCCGTTAACAGAAATTACGGGTGTATATTGTCCGGATCCTGTTTTTCTCCAACATGCTCCATTACCAATACTAGTAGCAACGGCAGTTGCAGGTGATCCAAACCCTAATTCTATTATATTGTTAAAATAGTGAAGTGTATGTCGTGCTTTGCAACGAAAGATTAATGTGCCTCTAGGTGTAGGTAACATAAATTTATGACTTAATATTTGTGTTCCTACTGCGGCTGTAGCATTAGCAGCAGAATTTAATGTTAAAATGCCGGCTGAAAGTGTCTGTGTCATTGTAGTACTTGTTGCAATCCATTTATTAGTATTTACCGCAGCAGCTCCCATTGCATCATAGATATGTAATGTTTTACCAGTAGTTGATAATGAACCATCTGGTGTTGTTTGTAATAAAATGGGTTTTTCGTTTGCTGATGCAACTATAGGAAATCCATCAGATGTTGTAAAAAAGTCACCAGCAATTTCGTGGTCAGGATGAAACGCCTCACCACTCATTGTTGTATATATTGTAGTATTTGCGCTTTTTTGTGTGCTTATTGTTAGACTATCAACACTCGCGCCCGAATCAATTTTTGCAGTCATTTATTCAAAGTATCCATCGATTGAGCAGGCAGTTCTAATAACCTGTGAAGCTGTAGCAGCAGAGGCACCAATTACACGGGCACCTACAACAACGAAACGTCCTGGGAATACATATATACCTGCGCCAAATCTAACATCTATGACGGGGCTAAATTGTGTTCCGATAGCAGCTGTTGAGGCAATAGTTTGGAATCCTAACGCTTTTTTCATTGGAGCATAAGGAGCACCTGTAGCTAATGATAGTGCTGATGAGTTTACTGCTAAGAACCATTGTATTGTATAAACTGCTGCGCCATTTGCAGCACCTAAGCTTACAGAGTCAATACGTAATCCCTTAATCATCATTCCATAAGGTGATGGAACAGCAGCGCCGAATATAATTAAGTCTAGTGTATCAGATGCACCGAATGATGTACCAGCGTTGTTCCATGCAGCTAAACCACCTAATGTACCAATTGCAGCAGCAGTATTTGACGGCGTAGCTGTTGAAGGAGCCGCGTTGTTAGCATATGTTTCTAATTGAGTATAGGCTGTTGGTGATGTTACTATACCACCATATCCCATACCAGCCAAAGCTTCAGCATAAGGCTTATTCATTTGAAAGTCAGATGCCCATACTGAAATTTCATCAACAAATAATTGAACTGCTGTTCCGGTACCGGCTGAATTATAAGTTCTTACTAATGCCTGCAAATGTGTTTGAGAGAATGCGGCGCTAGAAACAGTTACATCTATGTTTTGGAAAAAGACTAATTCACCGGTAGTTTTGTAAATTGAAAACATTACTCTGTCATTATTTAATACAACTTCGAAAATAGCATAATCTGTCGTAGCGATTTGACCAGTGAATGTTGCATTGGATATTGGAGTTCCTGTAATATCTGCACCAGAAGCAATTGTTATTACTGGCACCCATTGTCCTGTTCCATCTTTACGCCAACATGCACCGTTAACTATGCTTGCGGATGTTGAAGATGCGGGGGAGCCAAATCCAAGCTCTATTAAATTGTTGTTAAAGTTTGCTGTTGCTCTTGCTCGACAACGAAAAACCAAAGATGTTCGAGAAATAAAAGGAAAGAATCTATGACTTAAATGCATTGCGCCTGTTGTAGTTGTTACAGTAGAGTTAGCATTAAATGTAATAACACCTGTTGCTTGCGTTATTGTCATTGTAGCCACTGTTTGTATCCATTTATTAGTGTCTACTGCGGCGCCTTCGCATGAATCATAAAGATATAGGTTACGGTCACCTGTAATAAGAGATCCATCACCTGTTGAACGGAGTAAAACAGGTGTTTTATAATCAGCACCAATGACTGGAATACCGCGAGTTGTTCCTGCGGTTATACCCGAACCAGTTGTAGTATGATCTATTTTTGTTAATTCTACACCGTCTGCACCATATAATGTGGTACGTGCAGCTTTTGATGTAGGATCAATAGTTAATACGTCTGATGATGCACCTGAAACTACTTGAATTCCCATTTAAATCTCCTAAACCACGTAAGCCCATGCAACAGAATATTGACCATATAATAAAGTATTTCCAGACACGGCATATATGGTGAATCCCGTTCCCGCAATTACATTGCCGGCTATTATTTTAATATCTTCATATATGTGTTCTTCAACAGTATGATCTGTAGTGTCTGCTGGAAATAACCATGCCTCAACTAAAGAGCCAGATAATATATCAGTTTGTCCTGTTATATCAATACTGGTCATATCTTTACCGGGATATGCACCAAAATCGACTGTTGTTGTACCACTAGCCATTTATTTTTAAGCCCTTGGAGACCATCCAGGTGCGCATGTTTTAAGTCTTGGCGCTGGAATATCTTCTCTTCTTGTTACTGGTGTTAATCTTGAAACATCTACGAGTAATGAGGCTTTTGTCATAAAACCAGTTTCATCTACAATGTCAACATGACATTTTTTAGGATCGCCGGTAGAAATTGCCGGTTTAATTTGTGGTTGATGTACTATAACATCTCCAACTGTCTTGAAAGCACCGTGATCGTAATTTGCCATTATTCCAATTGTTTTTCCGTCTAGGAAAACCCATTGACCTATTCTTGGCATACCTCTACTAAATTTAGGATTCATCTTTATAAACTCCGTTTAAATTAAGCAGCTTCTATTCTTAGTGTAACTGTTAAAGAGTCGCCGTTATTAAATGTTTGTCCTGGTGAAGTAAATACTCGTTCGGCCCATAAAAGAGTACCAGCAGACGCTTTAATTACGTAATATCCAACTACTGTTCCTGTGCCGGAAAAGTTAAATGTTTGTGCTGGATATGTTTTACTTGTTGTTCCTACCGACGTAGACGCCGCGTTCCAAGTAGCTCTAGCTAAGGACTTAGCAGAATAACCAGCTATGGTTGCTTCTGTATATGTTCCAGCAGTATCGCTTTCTGCTGGTGTTGTATCACTTGAGTATAATTTAAGTGTTTGCGCTTCTGGTGAGGCGTCGGAAAGCCACATATCAAGAGAACAAACTTCACCAACATCGGGAACCACTAATGCCATAAGGACTTAACTCCTGTTTCGAACTTTTAATTTATTTAAGTTATAGTTTCGTATCATACTACTGACTACTCAAGTTATAACTCATGTTAAAGAAAAAGGCCAGTGGTTTTTACACTCACTGGCCTGCTTTCTTTGACTTTTTCAACTATTTTAAGCTGTTTGTGTTGATACTAAAGTTTTCTGTAATGTAAATCTGATAAACTCTGCGGGATTAGCTGGCGCGAATCCGATATCAACTATTAATTGACCTGCTTGAATAAGGGCGTCACTATTATTTCTTGCATCACATTTAACATAGTAGGCTTCTTGTTTAGTTTGACCAGCGAAATAGCCTAGTTTAAAGAGCGATGCAAGATAACCATCAACCGATGCTTGAACTTTAGCCCAAAGAGCAGGACCATTATTTTCGAATACTGCCCATTGTAATGCTAGTCCAATTCTATAGAATAAGAAGTTATTTAATAGTCTGTGATTAATATATCTCCACGCAATATCTTTCGATAGAGAGCGAACACCCCAAACTACATAACCAGTTGCATCAGATTTGAAGAGAGGATTAATTCTAGCTTGATATAGTTTATCACGATCAGCAAGCTCTAATTTTACCTCTGGTCCTATAATTCCAGGCGCGTCGAGCGCACCGTCAACTACTCCGCCAGGAGCTTTGCCGACATTCTTATTTCTAGCTGTTTTTGCATAAATTCCTGCTACGAATCCAGTGCATGGAACAACTTCTGGAACGTTGGTTACATCGTTTAGGTAGTAAACGTTTGGATAGTAGAATGCAGCATTTTTTGTATCAAATGCTTGTGTAACGAGATTATATTGAATTGCCTCATCAACTGTTGTTCCAGTCGCACAGCCTAAGATTCCGTAACGTCCCTTACGAGAATCGCAGAAATCAACTATATCAGCTTGTACTGAAGTAGAGCCTTCGAAATCTGGTACAACTATGTTAAGAGGTTCTTCAACTTTATCTAACGCATAGATACCGGCTTTAGCAGTTGCAAGATTTGGATTAGATATATCATTACGTGATACGCTCGTTCCATCAGTTCCACCTGCTAACTGGAATTGAATAGCTTGCGCAAGTTTTACATACGAAGCTGTTACAGTCGTTCCAGAAGGAGGGGCTGTTGTAAATGTAAAATCTACTACGCCTAATACATAATCGACAGTATTAGTACCGGCAGCATCGACATCACCGATAAGTGCTCCGAGTCCGTTGTCTTTTATTAATTGACCGGTTTGGAATGAAGCTTCAATTGTAGAACTAGAACGTGGTGCTTCTGAGAATGTTAAGGACATTGCACCGGTATTGAAATCTACAGTTGAGTTTGTAGCAACATCACCATTAAAAGTTCCATTCATATCAGATGTTGCGATACCTAGTGGAACATAGTCTAGATACATATTAGTTCCAGCGAGTGGCGCAACGTTTGTTTTTACAGTAATGGCACCTGAACCAGTTGGTGTTGTTGTTGAGTTTACTAAATTAATAGTATTTGTTGCAGATCCATCAACTGAACCAATTAATTTAACACCTTGAGCGAGATTTGTATTTGAAACCGCCGTTACAGTAGCAGTTGCAGAGCTAGTTGTAAATGCAGCTGAACCCGCAGCAAATGTTCCTGACGTTACGTTTACTTGTACGCTAGCCTGACCAGTCGCAATGCTAACTACTGAACCTGTTGCAGCACCTACAGTAACAGTCTCACCAACTACTATAGTTCCGGTTACAGAAGATAGTGTTAATTTGACTTGGGCTTGTTTGGTGATAACGTTTGATTTATTATATGTTGCAACAACAGTTGAAGCAGCAGTTAGAACTGCCGTTATTCCTGACATTACACCAGTGTCATAATTGATTGTTCCATTTAAAGGAAGTGAGCCATTGGTTCCTGTGAGAACACCGGCGCCGTTATCAGTAATTGTTGCAAGACCTACACCATTAACATTAACTTGAATTGAAACTGTTCCTGGATGAACAGGTGTTGTGGTTAAGTTAATGGATGCTAAGTTATAAGCTGCGGCAGTTGGAGTAGTAACACCAGCAGTAAATGTTGTTGTGGTTGATGAATTTACCGATGTAACTGAACCTGATGCCGCCCAAGTTCCTGAAATTATTTGTGCTGTAAGAGCGGTGCTTACTAATGATGTAACTTTCGCAGTATTAGATCCACCGTCATTAATGATATGACCAACAGCGAATCCTGTCGCACTAGATAATGTCATTGTTAATACTGAGGCTGTTGCTAATGTTTGTGGTGAAGCTCCAGCAGTTGCTCCATATTTGAGACGGAATACTGAAGTTTCACGATGAACAGCATTGTCAACATTTAAAGCGTTAAATACGAATGATTGATTAGATCCGTCAATTGCACCGCTGTTTGGAGAAACCAATTCATTGGCCTTAGAAGGACGTTGGTAATACATAGCCATCGATCCCTCTACAACAGGAAGATTAGCTAAAGGTACTTGGAACCCAAATACTTTATTTGATCCATCAATTGAACCGGTAGTTGGCGTCTCTAATTGATCTGTTAGTGTTGCACTTACAGACTTAATAACTAATGTATTAGGAAGTACTGGAACTTGAGATAATGTCGCAGTAAATCTTGTAGTTAATGGAGAACCACCGCCAGTGCCAACAGTTTCATCCTGAACAGTTGTACTAAGTAATCCTGAAGGAGTACCACCTGCGCCTGGAATTAAAGTTACTAGATTACTTGGTTTACGAGGATCATTGACAGCAAATGTTACATATGTAAATGCGGTTGGATCGCTAAATTGAATAGCTTCATATGTTTCCGCAGCTTGATCAATATTTGGATCCAAATCATTTGGTTGTAGTATTTGAAGATCAAATCTATCGTATGACATCGTGTCATAATTTAAGAAGTTTTGATTTCCTTTAATACGAATTTTTAGGTTGTTACCCCAAACCCCACCACCATTAGCTGTAAACGTCCATTTAACAGGACTTGAATCAATTCCAACAGTTGCTAATGTTGCATCGCCAGGTGCAACACGAACAACCCAAGCTTTTTCTCCGCCACAGCCGAAGAAAGCTCGTAACATTGTTGGTGTTAAACCTTTAACAGTAGCATTACCGAAAACTCTTCTAAATTCTTCGATACTTGCTACTTGGGTAGGAGTATTTGTTGGTCCTTTATCAGTCCAACCAACGATACCCATTTTTGAAGGGGAGAGACCTTCTTGTACTCTTTGTGGAGAAAGTTCTTCTCCATAAACTCCGGGACTTCCGTATTCAGTTGGTGTTGCCACGTTATCCTCCTAATCCGCGAAGCTCTTGTTCAGAAACTTCTCTAATAGCATTGATACGCATTAATCTTATTATATCACGGTTTGTAGAATCTGCACTAAATCTTTTTCCTTTATGATATAATATGGAATTATTATTTGTATCAACCATTACTGGTCTAACTGCTAGTACTTCATACATTCGATAAGCCATTTATTTTACTCCTAATTTAAACATCTTGTATTAATCCTGCTCTTATTATTGGTTTACCATCGCCATATAGACCGCCCGGAGGAAGATCGGGTATTCCATCACCGTCAGTATCTATTAAATCTGGATCCATTCCATCCGGAGGAATTGTACTTGTCCCTCCAGTAAATGCCGGCACCTCATATGGGGCGCCTCTGGTTGAGGTTAACTCTCCTTCTACTTTAATAGATACAGCATAACATGCCAGTCTATCAACCATTGAACTTACTTGAGTTAAATCAGTTACACTTTGTTGATAAACAGCATAGGTTCTTATTGTCCCCAATGAGTCTTTAACCTTAACTTTACCGTGAGTTGGATATTTTCCTATAACCGTTTCCATTAATTGCTGAGCAACTACGCGAGATCTTCCCCAACATTCTAGTGTATAATACATATCATACGGTTCTTCCTGATCCTTTACTATATAAGATGTCCAGCCAATCTGGCCGTTAACATTGACCATTGTTGCTCCAGGAGCAGGAATTCTATATGCAGTTGTTGGAGATTGTATTCTATTCGCAGCGTTTACTACATTGTCTCTAGAGAAAGCAATTAATGGCACATCCATATCTGTATGTGTTGGTTCCGATTTTTTTTCTACTATCAAAGCCTTTTTGATAGGTTCATATTTATTGTCATTGGTTGTTAAGTACCAATTTATTGGTAAATACCATTGATTTTTAATAGAGTCTAATTGTCCACCGATACCAATAATGATTCCTAAATCAAAATCGGATAATCTAACATTTCCATTAACATTACCACTAATATCAGCTGCCATTAATACCTCGTCTTAAAATTATAACGCATTAAGATTAATTTTGCGACTACTATTTATCATTGATCGAACTTTTGATGGCATTGATAACGGTTTATAATAAAAATTACCACGTAACACAGAATAAAATCTACCGGCAGATGAGGCTGTAACTTCACGCATAATAGTTGACATTTTTGAAACAGTTTTAGACCAGTGAGGACTATGACGAAATGGACCAAGGCCATATTCCAAACGCTGACTTAGGTATTTAAGATCTACGGTTTTCTTTCCAGCCAAAATAGGAAGATCACCTTCACGAACGGAGTAACCTGCTTTACCTAATCTAATTTTAATGTTGTCATAAATAGCTAATAATCTTTTTCTATTTGATTCTACTTCAGATGTTGAAGCCGGATATAAATTAATAACACTTGTATACCCTTTAGCTGTTGGCGGAATCATATCGATAGGCCACGGATTATACTCAGCTAAAATAGCACTACCATCATCACCTTTTCCAAAACGGACTAAAGTTATTTTAGCGTCTACGTCTTTAATATTAACATCGGCATAACCAGCTACAGCCCATTCTTTTCCATCGTAGTAGAACTTTAAAGCATTACGATAAATTTGATACCATTCACCGCTAAAAGGAATATGTTTTTTAACTTCATCAAGAGTAAATTTAGCTATTGTAGATCCGATGTCATATTTAAGATTTTGTATTTTGGAAGGTAACTCTTTATATTGACGTTTAATGTCAAATTTATCTTTTATTTTTATTTTAATCACGATGTCTTTGCCATTTATCTGCGCCTTTTTCACGCACTAACATAGCTCTAATAAATTTAGGCGGTATTCTTCCGTGTCTTGCAGCTGCGCCAATTTCCTTAATTGATTGTTCTGGTGTTTCTTTGTGTGAATCCTCATCTGGCGCGTCTAATGTGCCTTTGTCTAAATTTTTAATACGTAATACAACGGCTTTTGATCCGGTTTTCCGAGCAGCTTCATTTGCAGCCTCTTTAGCTGTGCTTCTGCTTGCAGTTACATAAGCCCTGTCAGGATTTGACGGAAGCTCATCACCACCATAAATCGGCCCACGCTTAGTAATTTTTCTTGGTAAAATTCCATTTTTTAATATTTTTCGAGCAGATTCAGAGTCTGTTCCATGATAAAACACTTTTGGTAATTCTTTTCTATTAGCTTTAAAATGTTCTACTTTCTTAGCACCTCTTATATCACCCCATAAACCACTTACCTTATATTGATTTAATTCTGGGACATGTTTTGTAAGTCCCTTCAACGTTTGTTTGTGTCTTGGATCATAGGGTTTATCAATTGTTATTTGTTTGTATCGTGGCACAATTGAAATATCTTTGTTATCACTAGTTGTTGAAATTAGTCTTCCTTTGTCTACTTTAAAATGCAATCTATCATAAGGACTTCTTGCAGAAAGACTTTTTTTAATATACTCGCTATCATGAGGTTCTATTTTTACTTCATTAATTTGTTTATTAGATGTCATATGTGACGTTTTACAGGAGAAATTTAAAAAATGTTCTATTTTAAGACTTAACGTATTTTGTCTTTTATTTAGTGCTTGATTAATAGAACCTTTATGCCATTTACTCATTAATTTCTAAAACTCCTGTCTAATTTTAAATAAACAGATATATAGTTTATTATATCGTATAGCAATGTAAAGACAATAAAAAAGCCCTCATTTTGAGGGCTTGATTATTTAATAAATTTATATAATTACCATGTTTTAAATTTTTTATGCCAGTGTAATGGTGAGAATGGATCTTTTGTTTTACCAGAATCCGAACCACCCATTCGAGACCAAAATTTCTTTCGTCTCTCTTTATTACGATGTTGTGTATAATCCTGCATTCCCTTATAGCCGCCATGAATAACTTTGAATTTATCGTCTTTCTTGGCTAAAACCATCCATTTTTTACCCGGACGAGTAGATTTTCGTTTTTGTCCAACTTTTGTAAAACCTGCTTTGCGGTAACGTTCCGGTATTCCAGACTCGGTTAATGTAGCATTTTTATCAAAGGAAGTATTTAATTCTGAGCGAACCGTTAAACGATTAAATAAATTACTCTTTAAACTTTTCGTGTTTTTTGATTTTGCATCTTTAGCGCCCTTGTTAGGATCGATCACTGAATTATTTTTTGGCGCCATCACAACTTTTGTTTTTCCATCCATAGCTTTATTGAACTGTTTATTTAGTTTCATACGTTGTAACATTATATTATCAGCACCTTTAAATGTATCTTTGTCTACATTTTGGTGTGCATAATATTCTGGAGCTTTTTTGATTTCTTTACTTTTAATATGATGGGAGCCAAGATTTTTCATTACGCCATCAATTATTTTTTGCCCGCCTTTAGTTTTTGTTAGTCCTTGAAATCCATTATCATTTACAATATCCGATAATGACATTTTACTTCTTTCAATAGGTTTTTGTACTTTAGACATTCCGTTTTTATAATGTTTTCTAACCAGATCATCTACTTTTAATTTAGTGAGGTATTCACTTCTATATGGTTCTGTTGGTGTTTTCATATCTAGTGGTTTTTCATGTTTTAGTTTTTCAGCATTTTTAGTTTTTGTACGTAGGTATTTAGTTTTAGGATCTTTACTATTTTTTAGAAAGTCTTTAAATTTTGCAAGATAACTTTTAGGCTCTGGATCACCTTTGATTACTGGAGTTGTTTTATCCAGTTCTTTTGCGCTTGCCATTTCTTTATCGTGTTTCTTTGCAAGCATATCATCGAACTTATAATTATACCCTTTATTTTGCATCTTTTTAACGTGTAATTGTGTAGGAGTAGGTTTTTCTGATGGTTTTAAACGAGATTTTGTCTGCGCAATTAATTTAGCTCTTTTAAAATCTTCCGACAATCCAATAGGAGTATAATCTACAGGATCTTTTCTATCTTTATAAATAGCGGAACGATCTGCCTGTTTAAGCTGATTTCGCTTTAAAGATTTTAAATTTTCTATATTTTTTGTAATGCCACCAGTTAATCCAGAGGGCGGTTTAACTTGAAACGAAGATTTAATAGGTAAGTTCATGGATATACCTCACCTAATTATTATATCAATAAATTTATTCCAGGCCAATGGGTTCTGAATATGGTGGATCTTTTCTATCTTGATAAACAGAATCTCTATATTCTTGCGCTATATTATCTCGCTTCTCTGCATCGTTATTATCATCTAATCCGTATGGTTCTATACTTTCAATCTTCATTTTACTTCCATCAAGTAATAATCATTAGTTTTGACAAGAGAAATTTTATGTCTTATTTTTATTTTATCCTCAACTTCCTCGATTTTGAATGGGGACCAAACGAGGTTAGCGTCGAAAGGACTCGAGGGAGAACGACCAATTAATATTTGGCTTTCTGATATTTTATCGTCTGTGAGAATTTTGAGCTTAGGCAAAGTAACTTCAGTTAATTCATCATCACAGAGTAAGTCTTTTAATCGATTTGGATGTAAAAGAATCCAATCCGCTGGCATTCTTTGAGAATTTCTGTGAATCATTATGCTAACTAAAGTTATATCTTTCTTAAGATCGCATGTTGTTGTTACATGAACTTTTTTAGAGTCTTCACATTCGGCGATAATGGTAGCGAATATTTCTCGATCTAACTGAAGTGATTGTTTATCTCTATTTAGTGTTCTAGTTACTACAGATACTGCGCGTGATTCGATGTTAATCGACAATTCTGGAATATTCTCAATATTTTCAATACGTTTTACATTATAAAAACAAATATTATCCATCGGTAATGTAGCTGGTTGAATACTAATTAAACTAAATGTTTTCATCCCAGATAATATCGGTTTCCA